ATGAAAGATCGCATCTTCCCTGAATACAGCGACGCAGGGAACATCGACATCATTATCTTCTTTGCTATCGTTGCGTTCGCGTAGGCTTCTCTACTGGCATCGTCCGCCGGTACGGTCGTTTTTTTTGGATACCCTACCGCAAGCGAGTCCATGCTTTCAGACAACGCAGGGTCATTGTCTTGCGTGCCTATGTCAGAAGGGTTTTGGTAGCGAATGTACCCGAGGTAATCACCGGACGGGTTAATGTCCAGGAAGTGCCACTTGGCGGAATATGAACGGGTTGGGTTTCCTTCTCCCGGCCAAGTGTATTCGAGCTGTCCGCTTTCCATATACGCCTTGACCGGACTTCTTTCTGGCGCTGAAGTTGGTAGCTGTTCGGTCACGTACTCGCACATTCCGCCTCTTGTTCTTAGACGGGTCACTGAACCATCCGCATTCGTATTGAATCGCGTGGTAAAACTATTCGTATCAACGACAGACGCCCGCATCTGGCGCTCAACAGCAGAACCCATTGCGCCACCATCAGGGCGCGAATCGCTATGCCTTGTTGGTAGTACCTTGGATTTTTCGTCGTCGTTCATTGCAGCACGGACACTGAAAGTTGTTTTGTCATGACATATGCGCAGTCCGCATTGACAAGATCATCGCCAAACGTACAACGGATGTATGGGTATAAAGGAATCCCGACCGCTCCACTGATTTGAATATCGCTGTACGCGCCAGCCGTTGCCGAGAAGACAACAGAAGGTGATACTACTCCGGCTATTCCGCACCCGTGCTTAAGCGAACCGGAAAACGAAACAGGAACGGTTATTGCTGCGCTCGCCGCTTTTTGGTGAACTGCTGTTGCAGAAAACACAGAACGAATCGTTGCTGAAACGCTGCCAACGAACCCTGTAATCACGGCAGAAGAAACGTAGGTCGGTATTGTGACTGCACCACGACCGTGCGTCACCACAAGACCGCTTCCAGAAACGGAAACAACAGGCCGGATCGCTGCCGTAACTGTCGGAAATACACTCGCTGTGGCGCTCACTCTGACCTTGGCAACAATGCTCGCAACCATCGGCATGTTTTGCGAGCAAAGCACCGTCATGTTTACTGGAATAACAATTCCAGCAGTTCCTCGCACCGTCGTCCACGCCATTGACGAAACGGAAACTGTCGGCGCAACCAAACCGACCGCATAGGTTGGTATCGTTGATGTTGCGCTGAACGAAATTCCAGCCTCTACAACAACCGTTGCTACGCGTTCAACCTGGTCCGCACCGATCTGGACAACCAGATTAGGAACTTCTATTGTTGCTGATCCACCTATGCCGTGCGCAGCAGTTATAGAAGCTACCGGGTCAAGCGCTATATCACCGACAAGATACACACCGCCAGAAGTAGCAGTGCTTCCGTAGGGTACTTGCCCGTAGGATAACGCGCCGTACATTTATGCGTACTGCCCGCCGGTTGCTGTGGTTCCTGCTGAATTGCCAGGAAGCAGCGTCGTGTTTCCGGTATAGGTTTGAATGACGCCGTTCATGCTCACCGCGAAACGAACGCCGGTTGCTGAACCGCTGTAGGTGTTATTGTACAGTTCCATTGCCCCACAGGTATCGCTCACTGCGTATGCAGTAGAAAAGTTCGGCGTACCAGTAATTGTTACAGTCTTGCTCGATATTCCTATCTGTCCTGTCTGGATGGACTGCGCATGTATTGGCGCTGCGCCAACAATTGAATAGTTACCTGAAGCGGATACGTTTCCTCCGAAACTGGCCCGAATGTGTGCTGCTGTGGCACCGTTGAACTCTACATTAGAGAACGAAAGCAGTCCGCCAGTTGTCGCGTACAGGCAAAAACTTGAAGAAGTGTTGATCCGTGCGTATTGCACCTTTAGAACAGCGTTTTTGATAGCTGACATAGAACCGATTACAGTATTTGCTGGCGTTGATGTGTTTCCTTCAACAATCATTTCGCCGCCGCCAATAAGCGGCATCGCTAACGCCGCCGATCCGGTGTACGTGCCGTCCGCAACTTTTGCCGTTACGCTGTAACCGCCTGTGTCTAGCAATACCGCAACGTCCATAGCTTTCTGGATAGTCAGGAACGCGCCGCCGGAAGCGTTAGTCAAGCCGGTATTCGAGTCGCTCCCATCCGTGCGAACATAGTACGTTCTCGCCGCAGTCAGCCTCTCACGAATCGAGCGGCCCTGTAACGCAGTCAAGGTGACAAACGCCCGTTTCGTTCCTGCTGCGAAATTCACCGCCGCATCGGAATTGCTGGAAGAAAGAACTGTCGTCCTGGTCAGCGTATTCGCCGCGGAGTACGTGCCGATACCAACTTCCCAAGCACCAGAAGGCCCACCAGCGGCATCGACTTCCTTGATTGCGTAGTAGCACGTATCGCCAGTGCTGTAGCGGCTCGCAAAGGTAGAGAATCCGGTAATCGCCCCGGCAAGCGTGAAGTTTCCCGTACCAGTTGTGGTACTGGACTCCATTACATTGTCGAATAGTTTGAAGGCCATGACGCCTCCTTACAGCGTGACGGTCAGGGCGCTGATGAGCAAGGGGCCGCCGATAACTACAGAGGTCGTGTTCATCTGCATGGAGCCGCCACCGCCAGTAGCAGTAATGTCGACGTCCATGACAACCGTTCCGGTGCTGTCGGCAATTCGCGCCCACGCTGCGGTCCCGGTAGCATCGGCCGACGAGTCTTGCGTAATTGCGGAAGCGGTGAATACACCGCCTGACGCGCTCGCCCCGGACGGATCAGAGAACGTCAAAGTACCGAGTAAAACCTGAGCAGCGATTGCGTCAGAAGGGAGGGTCGCCATCGGAGACGTGTAAACTTTGATGGTGCCTGCACCAGAACCAGCGTCGATTGCGTCTTTGACTGGGGTGAGCATGGAGTTCTTGAGGGTGGTTGCGATACGGACGATTGCCATGATGCTGCTCCTTACGTGGGTGTGTGCGCAGCGCGCGATGGTTTATTGTTGATGGAAAGAGTCTCCTGCATGTGGCCGGAAACGACGGATTCAGTTGAGTGGTTGGCGAAGACGTGAAACTGCTCGACGCTTGCGTGCAAGGATTCATTTCCCGTAACTGCGTAAGCAACGCGCGTTTCCTTGAGTTGCTTTGGTGCGGCCTGCCTGACCTGACGCTGCGGCTTGTCTGCCGTTACCGCCCTGCGCGGCATGACAACCAGCGTTTGATCGCCAGCCTGCGCGCGGATGACATCGACGGAATCAATGGCCGACAGGTTGTTGCGCTCGGCAACGGCGACGATGCGCTCGACCACCTCCATCGCATAGACCGATTGCAGGACGTGACGAACATAGACGCGCTGCGCTCCGGTGAGGTCGAAGTACGGGACTTCGAGCAGGAACATCCATGAATCCGTGCTGAACGAGTCCAGCGAGAATGAATCCTCATGGAACAAGGTGCGACCTCCACTTATTCCCTGTTGATCCGTCGCCGATTACCTGCTCGTCGTTCTGCTCTTTGATGTTGGCGTGGATCGGTGTGATCTGTGCGGCCGCCAGAATTGCAGCAGCGATTTCGACGGCAGTTGGATATGAACCCGGTGCGCTAGGGATGGACAGAACCAGCGCATCAGCAAAATGTGCATGGATTGACTCTGAAATTGACAGCAAACTATCAAGAGTCAGCGCAATCCCATCTGCACTGTGTCCATGAAACGCATCGCTGATTGCCAGGCTGGCGCTGCCGGCCGTGCTGAGGCCGATGTTGTCGGCAAGATGGGCGTGAATGGCGTCGGCAATGGCCAAGTAGGCCGCTGCACTCAACGACACGCCATCAGCCGTGTGCGCGTGCATCGAGTCCTGAACCGATAACGATGTGCTGTCAGTTGTTCCTAGCGTCAGGTTGTCGGCGATATGCGCGTGCAAGGCGCTGGCGATGAGGAGCGAAGTAGCGGCAGCACCGAAAGTATCCGTAACCGTTGCTACGCCTTGATCCACCCCTGTCTTGAACACCCGGTACTGCCACGTCCACACGCCATCGGCGGCGCCGGTATGGGTGAATGTAGCGTCAGGGTAGATTGTGACCGTGCCGCTGCTTGGCGGGGTTTCCACTCGCCAGTAATACTCGCCAGCAGGGTCTAGCGTGTCATTGACGAGCGGGCTTCCACCGCTGTCACCTGTGGTTGAAATGTCCGCGCCGAAGATACCGAATCCAGCATACTTTTTGACCGTATGCGCCCCGGTGATTGGCGCGGTGGCGGAGACTATGTGGCTCATGTATTGGTCGCTGCGTAGTCCCACACGCCAAGGCTACCGTCAGCAAATAGCGTAGTGACCCGGTATGTCGTGCCGCTGGTGATGCTTGCATCCTTGACCACACAAACGCCGGTTGTATCATGCGTTGTCTGCCCGGACTTGCGAACGACTAGCGCCCCAGTGGCGATATTGTGAATATCGACCTGCACGCCGGTTTCGCTGGTTTTTAGATTGCCGGTGCCCCAATCCCTGACCGCCGGAATCGTGATTGTGCCAATCAACAGCGTCGGACTGGCCGACAGTGCAGGGGTGGATTTATTCCCCGCTGCGTCGTAGGCGCGAACCTCGAATGTATCCGTGCTGCCGGGTGTGCGGGCGCTGATACCAATCGTCAGCACATTACCGGCATCGACCCACGAGCCTGCATTCAGCCGGTATTCGTAGCCCGTCACTGCCACGTTATCGCTACCGGAAGGCCATGTTGCGGTGTAGCTTGTCGTCGTCTTTGAGGAGATCGTGATCGAACCAGTCAGCGTCGGTACAGTCGTATCTGCCGAGCCGGTCGTGAATTGCGCCGACGTGGCCACGGTCGAGTTGTTTGTCGCCGCGTCCTTATGCTGGAAGTGCGCGTAGTAAGCTGTGGCCGATGTCAGCCCAGTGATGCTGAAGGTCTTCGCGCCCGTGCTGGATACCGCCTGATTGCCCGACCAGACCGCTGCTGCGCCAGTGTGATCCTGTCCTGCCTGAATCTGTGCCGCGCTCGGCGCAGTCGCCGATGCGCTAACGACACTATACAGCGTGCCGTTGCCTTCATCGGTCGTGACGTTGCCGGTGCCGGTCGTCGTGCCTACTGAGGTGACTGATGGGCTGGTTATGGTGGGTGCTGTTGAATCTCCTGACGAAACCAGCGCAAACGCATTGCTCGCCCCGAGCGAATCATGCAGGTCTGCTATTTCGGTGGAATTAAGAATCTTGTTGAATACTGCAATCCAGACAATATCTGCCGTGATTGAAGAAAAGCCCGAAGAACCACCAATTGCAGAAAGCTCTGCCGCCCCTGAGTTGTAACCGAGTCCGGCACCTGAGCCGATAGACGTTTTGTCAAGATAGACTTGGTTCGCTGTTTCGCCAGTTCGCGTAAATGCAATTGAGTGCGCTGTTCCCGTGGTTGCATCGCCCGTATATCCAACAACCGCATCAGCAACCCCGCGAGAAGCAATAACGCTTGTTTCATTGATGCCCACGCTAGGACCAGCAACGCCAGAGATTAGATGCCCGTATCCAGTATTCGCGCCTGCTGAGTTAATGACAACGAAAACCGTTGTGTTTGGATTTGACGAAGTATTGACCGCAATCGCAGGAGAAAACGTCGCCCCCTTTGATGTGTAGCCAGCTTCTAAGCTGTGGAATGCCTCGCCATAGGTGCCAGAGGTATAGCTTGCATCCGTGTGTTTGGTGAATGTTCGCGCCGTCTTGTGCGAGACAAGCGCACCAGACTGTACGCCAATCAGTTCAACAAGGTTTGCGTAAAGGGCGTGTCCGGTGTTGAGTGTGTAGGCCATTGTTATGCTCTCGGATCAGTCCAGCCGGTCGGCTTGAATAGCCAGATATTTCCGGCGGTGTTGCCTTGCAGCCCGATGTAACAATCTAGATCAGGCGCTAACTTCCACTTGCCATGTACGCCGCTATCCTCGCCGATTACTGTCATTTCGGCGGCCAGTGCAGGGCGTGGGGATGCTGGATCGGCAAGTTTAATCACAACCCAACCGCTCATTGGTGTTGGATCACCGGCAGGAACCGTGATCGCCCACAACTTCCCGCCGCGACTCCATGCCACGAAATAGCCGCGATTTGCGTCATAAAGTAGGCCCATGCCTTGCAGGGATTCGGCGAGGAATTCTGTCGCGCCTGCGCCAGTAAATCCGGCAGCAGGCACCCGGAAGTTTTGATTGGTCGGGCCTGCGTATTTCAGATCCCACCCGTAAATCGGATAGGTCGCATCGCCGAGATAAGCAAAGACGTTGTGCGCCGTGTCGAGGGCTGCGCCAGCATCGCTTGAGATGTTATTCAACGACTGCCCTACTTTAGCAACCACATCTGTCGATGCGTTGCCGGCTTCGGAATACTCAATCCGTAACAAGTTGGGGGAAGTCCCCCCGCCAAATCGACCGGAGACATAGACGACATCCTTTCCCCCTTCTTCGGCATAGACTGCCTGACCATTGACATGGGAAAAATCGTAGGTGATATGACTTGGGTTCGCCAGCAGGTAATCGCGCGCATACCACGCATTTGCGCCAGGCAAATCAACGCCGACCGTGGTGTTGCGATGCACGTTTGAGCTGGTGATGCCGCCGACATGGCCCTGCCCGGACAATGCCATGTCAAGTGTGTAGCCCCCCGGCAATCCGCGAAGAATTGAATCCCCATCACGAACCACGAACGACGCGCCGCTGCTGTGAGCGGCTCCGCCAAAAGTCAGGAAACGATTGATCTTCGGAAGATAGACATTGTTGCTGTAAGTGTGCGACGAGATCGGCGAGTGTAAGTCACCATCAGCGTTCACATACCCGGACACGGCGTTATAGACCACATTTGATGAATGAAACGCCAGCGCCCAATTGCGGCTTACACCATCCCACTCGAAGACATAATTTCCGGAGCTATTGGCGTGACCGCCGCCCCATATTACCAGTCGGTGGTTTCTGCTATCCCACCCAAACCCGGACCATGCGAGAATTACTGTCGCCGGATTGCTGACCCCGGACATGTAGTCTGGGCAGTAGTCGCTGGCCGGGAATACGCTTTGAATGCTATTTATGTTGACGTTAATCCAGCTTTCGGGCGTGGCGGCAGAAATCAGGTCAAGCAGGGCCGCATGCGGAAACTGCGTTCGTCCAGCAGCAATGGTGCCGCCGGATGCGCAGGAATAGGAGTCGGCAGAAGGCGTTGTCATTAAGTCGGGTCAGCGATTTCAATGTCCCAAGCTGGGAAATTGACGGTGTTTGAGGCATTGGCGGTCAGGGCTTGCGAGGAGCAGGTTGTGACATAGAGCAGTCGCGTACCATCCACTAGCGCAACATGCGTTGCTGTGCCACTGGTATCAATCAGAACCGTGGACTTGGCAGCGACAGTCACCTTGCGTCCGCTGACATCACCGTTTGCCTTGGTGTAGTCCGTATTCACCGTCATCGCCACATCAGCCAGGGCGTAGGTAGTAACCGCCTCGGTTCGTGACGTAGGTTGAGCCGAACAGGCAATCATCAGGTTCGCTTGGTCAAGAACGGCGAACGCCCCGTCAAGCACATCATCATGTACGGTTTTAGCCATTGCTGTCTCCTACTCCAATGTTGATTTTATCCACGACAAGATCGGCGGATGCCTGCTTAGGTTTGCCCGTTGCCACTCGTCCGGCCATATCTTCAGCCCAACCGACGGAAACCGCATGAAGTCCTGTTTCATCAGGAATTTCCCGAACTTCATCTTTCGAGAAACGATCACGGCCATCCATAAACGTGTTCAATACTTTGATTCTCATGGTTAATCCTTTTGCATACAATTGAATTATTCAAACCCGGATGAATTCCGGTACTGCTTACGACATAAGACGTCGCTCTTTCTAGTAACGATGTATTCGTTCATGGCGTCACCACTTCATCGCCAACCGTTACCGGAGATGGCGCAATGATGGAATCGACCTTTCCGGTCGAGGATTCGCCTTCAACTTCCCAAATTCCCTTGCTCCACGCCAGGTCTTCCGTCACAGAAGCGGGGATTTCGATGGTGATGGTCTTGGTCGCATTGTCGGCAACAGCGGTAATCAGGTTCAGCGGCGTATCCCCCGCTTCGGTCGAGAGCAATACGGTGCCGCCAACCTTGTCCTTTACCTTCACTCGGATTGCGTAGCCGGCCAGGTCTTTCGGCGTGTGATACTGCACGAAACCATTTGAGGTGTAGGCTGCCCACTCACGCCCATCGGTGACGGGAACAAGCCCGTTGTACTCGATGGTGCTGGCGTCGATCACCGTGGTTTCACGGTAATCGCTTTGGCGCGGAGTATCGTTAGGCGCATTGATCTGTTTCGGTGCATCGACGCGGACAACTGCTGATCTCCAACCATCAACCAGGCCGTGACTTGCTACGGTAAGGCGCGGAAATCCGGTCGCAAAGCTGATCGCACTGATCGCCTTCGAGACAATCGGCGTTTCCTGCTCCCACCGTATAACGAGCGAAAACGTCTTCCCGCGAACAAGTGTAATCGGATGACTTTTTGCCATTACTTTCTCCCGTTCCTGTTGCCGCTCATGTCACCAGTGCCAGCCGCTGGCAGGTTGCTGCTGCTGAACAAAGCTCCCTCGATGCGGGACAGCCTTGTCTCGTCGGTAAGCTGGTGGATTCGGCTGATTTCGGAAGAGGTTTCGATCATGCGTTCGATCCTGGCCAACTGCGAAGAGAACACTTCAACCTTCGTCGCCGTATTCTGGACAGTCAGGTACGCGCCGCCAGCGGCAGACAGCACGCCGACGACAAGTGCAGTCATGATTGTCTGCGTGTTGACCAGCTTCGGCGCGGTCATGCCGAACATCACGAACTGATAGATGTTCTCGCGCATGTTGGCGTTGAGTTTTGCGAGCCACGGAAGGCCGTCGAGTGCGTGGTCAATCATTTGAACCTACCGATTTGTGTGGAAAATATATGTCCGCGAGCGCCTGTTCCTTGGTCGCCCATCGCTTGACGGAGACAATCTTGAAGTGCGTCACCACGTAATGCCCTGCGAAGGCGATTACAAAGTCGTCCTTGCTCCATCGCCGGCCCTTTGGCGGGCGGTACTCGATTGAGCGAAACTTTCGCAGCCCCATGCGCTCGGCGTGCCCGAAGTGCGGAATCAGCCCGTAAAATGCGTGACTGCGGCGCAACCAGACATACGTTTTCCCGTGCGACAGTAGCCAAAGCCACATCGCAACGATCCAACAATTTAGGCGTGCTCGCTTGGACATTCATTCTTTGTCTTTCGCAATGGCGGCACTGATATGCTCGACAGCGTCCATCAGGCATTTCCGCGCCAGAGATAGCTCGAACGCTGGCATCTTCAGCACGTCCTCGGCAAACCGAGAATTTTCGATGTTGTCGGGCAAATCCTTCACGTCCTGACGCTCTGCATCGAGGATCGCAGTGAGTTGGCTCGTCGCGGCTTCTACGGACATGCCGATTTGTTCAAGGCCGGCTCTACGGACTTCGTTCATTGTGGCCTCGCTTTATTTTCGTCAAGGCGGTGGTCGCCGCACCAATCATTTACAAACACGACGGGGAATCCGCCCATTGTCGGGCAGTGCCTCCGGCAGCGACCCAAGTCATAAACCTCTGGCGACGGTGGTTCCTGCGCAACCTTCGGCACAAACCACATACACGTTTTGCACTTCATGTTGTCGCTACGATGAATCCAAGGGTCATTCATTTTGAATCCTCTCGATGTATGACTGCAAGAAATTAGCTGTTACTGTGGTTTCGGCGCAGTCCTGCGCAACTCGCTCGGGAGCAGGTATTGGGTCGGGGTCGGGTACAGCAATGCTGGGTCGATCACCGGGAACTTTGGGCACGGCACTGCTACCGGCACTTCGGCGGGCTGCGTCGCGCAACCGCTGAGTAGTAGCATCAGAGCGAACAACAGCAAGGGCAGCAGCCCAACCATCAACGGTGTCTTTTGCAATCTTCGCATCTTCCTTCTCCTTCTGTTTGGCTTGCGCCTGGGCGATTCGCCCAGATGATTCGACCTGATCCTTGAATGCCCTATGGTCGGCGTTGCACTTGGCAACAAGCGCCTCTTGCTTGTCGGCGCGACTATCAGCAAATTGCCACAGGCCAATGAACACCAAGTTGCTCATGAGCAGGGCGACCATGCCATAGAACGGGAGAGGGTTCAGGCCAAACATAGCGCCATCTCCGCATTGCGCCGCTTGGTCAGTCCGGGGAGCGGCACTAATACACCGGCCACTCTTGCCTTGTTCCAACGAGGTAGCTCTTTACAGGCTGAATCGTAATCACCCGCTTGAAGATAACGCGATGCTGTCGAGTCACAGGCGACCGTCGGGCCAATGTTGAAAACAGCATCCGAGAAAGCTGCATGGACGTTCTGCGGCAGGTTCGGGTGGCACTTTTCAACCGCATTGACTGCCTCCAGCATGTCTTCGGTGAGTAAAACTTTACAATCAGCCAGTGAATACTTTACATTCCGCGCCACATCCGATCCAGTATGCCCATAGCACACCGTCAGGATGCCAGGCGGGTCGTAGTAGGCCCACTGGCGCAAGCCTTCGGCCGGGATGGCGATGGCCGTGGCGATAGCGGCAACCGCCGACAGGCGCTTAGTTCTCGGCTGCATTTTTCGCCGTCGCCTTCTGCGCCACATTCGCGCCAAGGTAAAGCGTCAGGTCAAGCGAGGCGACCGTGACCCACATGCCGCCGTCGATCAGGCCGAAGGCGCGCAAGGCGGTAGCCGCCGCCAGAACCAGCAGGGCCAGGATGAACTTGCGCGAACCGTAGCGGGCGTAGTTCATTCGTCAAGGTTCCTTTGGGTCAGCAAGCGGGTGAGCATCGCGCCAACCACCACGATGAATGCCACGAAAGCCATCGGGCGCGGGGCGAGCACGTCATCGACGAACGGCAGGATCGCTTCGCAGCCGGCGAAGAAAGCGGCCACGGCCATCAGCCTGAAGCTCCAGGCTTTCTTGGCGATCCGTTTCCAGTCGGGAAGCAGCATCACTTCTGCACCTCAAGCGTGATAGTTGTGCCCATGTCCTCTTTCGCCTCGATCAGCGCGAGCAGGCGCCCAAGAGCAGACGGTGATGGAATAACGCCATTGCGGCCCCGTACTCCGCCCAAAACGATGTCGCACTCAGGAGAAGCGCCAATCCATCCGAGGCCAATCGCGTCGGGAAGTATTCGCCCGTGGACATGGCTAAACTGTGCCGTGACCTCATATCGTCCATGTGGTAAATTTGGGCGTCCATTGCCAGCCTCGCATAAGCAGAGTTTCAGGTTGTCGGCGTAGATCATGTTGTCGCGGATCGAGAGGTTCATCAGAATTCACCGATGTCGTGGTATTGCTCAAACGCCCAGTGCTCATCGATCGCAGAGCTCGGCGGCCCAAACTCAGAAGCGAAGCGCTCCTCGAAGCTTGCCGCCTTGACCACATCGAGCGTGTCGGCATCCTGCTTCAGGTATCCCTGGTGCAGCATCCAATCAAGCAGCGCCCTGTGGTAGCGCTTCGGGATCTCTGGCTCATCATCGTCAGCGGACATCTCATTGAGCGGAGAGCGGATCACCGACAGAAGAACAGAGTCCGCGTATGCGGCCGGCGGCCACAGGCGAAGCTTCCCTGACTCCCAGTCCGGAACTGCGACTTGCGGCGTACTGGCGATCGACAGTTCCCAGCCAGGCACTCGCTCATCCATGGTTCTCGAGACGATCATCGTTAGCGGCGTACCGGTAGAAGCCAGCGTTGCCCTGCGCACCTTGATCACCGACTCATGGAGTTCGATGTAGGTGTCGCCAACAGAAAGATCGCAAGACGCTGCAGTCGAAGAAGAGTCGACGATCAGGTTCGCGCGCCGGCAGGCCTCGTCGACAGCCTCGTTGGCGTACTCTGTGATTTCGTCGTCGGACCACAAACGATTGCTTGGCTTGTCCATGGTGCGTGATCGGAACGCATCGATAAGTTGGCGCAGGTTCATGCTGCAGCTTCCTCTGCATTGACGGCCGCGGCATAGACGTCGGCCGGGTCAATCAGTTTCTGGCACATCGCGGTTCCAGTCGCCTTGTCTTCAAGGCAGAAGGCTGATCCGTAGTGCAGGCGATGGCACGGGTAGCAGTCGAGACCACGCGGCGCCAGCGGGATGGTGTTCTTCCAGTGCTTGGTCAGGTTCTCATGCGACGAGTGGGAGAGCAGCACGACCTTGCGATTGTCTTCGAAGGCCACGGCATTCAGCACACCGGTCTCGCAACCAATGACGACGTCCATCTGCTGCGCCAAGGAAAGCGTCTGGCGGATGCTCAACTCTCCAGACAGGAGAACAACCCGCGGCTCTTCTTCCCATCCCTGCTCGAGCAATCGGCAGGCGTCGTCGCCGACCATGAAGATACGGCACACAGGGTTTTCGATCAGGATCTTGGCGATCACCGCGTCCTGGTGCGGGTAGAACTTGTGCATCGCAGATCCGGCCAGGGCGAACATCACGTTCAGGCCGCCGCCGATCCGCGCCTTCGCTTCGTCGCGCTCTTCTGCGGTCGGGTAGAACTTGCCTTCGCTGGTGTATGGAAGCCCGGCGATCTCCGAGGTGAACTCGAGGTAGTTCTTGTCCAGGTACTTGTGGCGCATCGCATGCGGCCACATGTGGTTGGCCCGCCCGGGCATGGCCAGCAGCGTACCCTCTACCGACTCGCAGAGATTTATGAACTTGTCGAACCGGTTCGATACAACGCGCCAGAAGTCATTCAGCTCATGGTTCGGAACCTGGCCGTCATCCTGGATGAAAAAGTCGTCGATGTTCGGATCTTCCTTCAGTACATCCTGGCCCTTCGGGGTGGTCATCACCGTTACCCGATAGCCTTGGCGCTTCAGCACCGGCAGGATGTTCGCCGTCTGGATCATGTCACCGAATCCGCCGTAGCGGACAACGCACACGCTCTTGCGCCGCGCCTTCTGCTGCTTGGTGACGTAGGAGTTGCGCCACACGGAGCCGGCCAGCTTCTGGAAGACAAGCAGGAACGAATACTCCATGCCGTCCTTGCGGTCTTCATTGACCAGGACGTCACATCCGACCGCCACTTCCTGAATCGCCGAGACGATGTCGCGCGGCTCGAAGTCGTGCTTGTGGTCAGGGTTTGACCCCATCTCGCCAATGTTCGGGTAGAAGTGCTTGTGCGGAAGGTAGAGGACCAGATAGCCGTCATTCTTGATGCAGCGCCACCAGTCCTTCAGGGCGCCGCGGTAGTCATCGATGTGCTCGAGCAGATGCGATGAGAAGATGGCATCGCACGACTCATCCTTGACGTACTCGCCAAGGTCGGCACAGTCCTTGACCACAAGATCAGGGCGCATCTTGATGCCGAACAGCTCGGTATCCTTGCACGAATCAACGCCGATGAAGTGGGGGAAAGCCTTGGACGGACCACAGCCCAGATCAAGAACGGCGCCGCGGGTGTATTCCACGACGTCGTACTTTACTTTGCTCGCTTCATCGCCGCATGGATCTTCCAGTCTCCAGACCATCAGGCACCTTCCACACTGGATTCAACTACCTTCTTCGGACGGCCGCCACGACGCTTTGGCTCATCGACAACGACGACGGCTCCATCGGACGCCGGAACCATCAGATTGCCGGCATAATCGAAAGGCAGATTGTCCTGCTCGTACCTGACATCGGAGATGCCATGCACTTCAGCAAACGGACGGCTGCGATCGAGAACTTGGGCCATATCAGCACTCGCCGGGACAGGTCTCGTCGGGCTTTGCGCTGCCGGCGCCATTGAGGGGGCCGATCGTATTGGTGGCGTCGGGCGAGATGTTGGCGCCGTAGGTATCGCCGTTCAGACCGGTGCCAGTGCCGGCATCCTTGAGATTGCCGCCTGCGCCGCCCTTGCCGACAGCGTTGTTCTTCGCAATTTCCTTGGTAACTTGGGACATTTCAAACTCCTTGTGATGGGTAAAAATCACTGCCAGCGAAGTCTCTCACGACCCCTCTTGACCGTGACTAGACAATGACCAGCGCCTTGCCTGTTTCCGCAATGACCAGGATTCGATACTGGCTCTCATGCAGCGCATCCGTGCAGCCCTGGCAGTCAGCGACCATGTAGTCGTCGAAGAGGATCATCCCGCCACGAACCATGCGGCTCGGCATCAACTCCAGGATGGCCTTGGTGCTCTCGTACTGGTCTGCATCGGCATGGACAAAGCCAACCGGCGGCATGTCGATCAGAGAGTCTGGGAACATGCCCTTGATGACTGTAGCGCTCGGGACAAGAGCGCTGACCTCTTCCGCGGAGCAATCAGCGAAATGGCCGATCTGGTGGGCGTCGGCGCCGCTGGATACCGGCATACCCTCGAACGTGTCGTACAGGAATAGCGGGCGACCGAGTTTTGCCAGGTGCCAGGCAGTGCCGCCCTTATAAACACCGACCTCGACAATAGCTCCAAATGGCGAGCGCGAGGCGTAGTACATCAGCGAGTCAATAGCGATCGGATGAACAAGCGAGGGTGGCGACACAATGAGCTCCTTGAATGGTGAGCCACAAGTATCTTCCATCCCCTCTTGAGTTTTGATGATCTAAAAATGGGCAATAAAAAGCCACCCGAAGGCGGCTTTCGTTGTGCTGCAATTGTTTAGCCAGCGGAGTCCCAACAAATGATGCGAGCTTGGGCCGCGACTGTGTGCACGATCCCAAAACCTCCAACATAATACCATGCCACACCACGGCCACGGCCGTAGTCGGTCGGGATCTTGCCGCGCATTTCCTCGGGGACCGCGATGCCTTCCGCGACGGTATCGCCGCCGAAGAAGTAGGCCCAGTTGGACTTGTTGGAAGCGAAGGTCTTCTTGGCGATGTTGTTCTGCTCGACGAAGCGGGTATTTTCATACCGGCCGATTTCGCCGTTCAGGATCATGCCAAAGCCTTCCGTGGTGTATTGCTTCACGGACTCGAGGTCGTTCTTCAGCTTGCGGAAGGTCGACGGGTGCGCAACCGAGCAGTAGTCGTCCATCTGGTACGGAGGAATGTTGCGTTCCTTCATCAGATCGACGATCGCCTTGACGTGATCCTTGCCGAGCTCGATTCCGTTGGTGGCGGTAGCCGTACCATTGGTGGTCAGAGCGACGGACGTGGTGTGGGTCGAGGTTGCGACGACGCGCAGCGGGGTCTTGTTGAATTCGGCGTGAGCGGCAATGTCGAATGCCTTCATCGCGTCGTTCTTCAGAACCTTGTTGATCACTTCCTTGACCGGGTGCTCGGACAGGTCGTCCAGCTTGCCGGTGTAGGGAACGGAGTTGCCGAATTCAGTGATCGACATCGTGCCCTGGGTGATCGTGAAGTTCGATTCGGGCATGACGGAGGTTTCCGTCAGGGTCGTGCCTTGCGATGCGATGTCCGAATAGACGTTCCAGTGGAAGGTGTCGCCCTTGCCCTTGCCTTGGACAGCAGCATCCTTGACGTCGGCGAACTGGCGGAACTTGCACAGCGGTTGAACGGCGTGGCGCAGCACCTTGGACAGGTTGTCCGAGTACATGTAGCCACCAAGCGAGTTGGTTACCCAAATTTGACCAGCCATAAAATTCTCCTAGAGGGGCTAGTGGGGCAGTGATTGCCCCAGTCGTTTCTTTGCCATCTCGGCAATGACCGACGACGGAGAGGAATTCTCCTGCGGCGATCCGCCTTGAGCGGCAACAGTTGAAGCAGTCGGGATGTTATCCAGACGCGCCTTGTTTTCCTGGCGAATGCTTTGGGCTGACTCAGATGACGGGCGTCCCCTACCCAGGCTCTTGTACATGCTCTCGGAGACTTCAAGGATTGCCTTCGAGCGGGGCGAACCCTGCTCAACCAGCTTGTTCACCTTGATGGTCGCCAACAGCTCAAGATCAGGGTCATTGATAATTTCGGGATAGTCCGTCCTGACTTTGCTCATGGCATCGTTCAGCGCAATGCGCTCCAGGACTCGATCGGTAAGCGCATCGTCATCGAGCCGCTCAACGACAGGCTGCTGGGTAGGCTGGTCACCGCCCTTTGCCTTCGTGATCAACTGCGCGAGTGCTTCCGTTGCTGCATCCTGGTCGCCGTCGTAGAGCTTGCTCAAGACGTCGGCGGCCTGGGATTTCAGATCTTCCGGCGTGATGCCGGTATTCGGTGTGGCCGCGGGCTCTGCAGCGCGTTGCTGCGTGAGCTCCTCGGCATGTTTCAGGATACGGGCCGCCTCCTCGAGGCGACGATCGGCCGCAGCATTCTTTTGGTAGGTGCGGACCAGTTCTTCCTGGGTGACTTCCAGCTCACTGCCATCAACCTTGACCTTGATCGGCGCCGGCTGTGTCGGCTCAGGCTCTGGATCGGCCAACTGCTCTTCGATCTGGGTGTCGTTGGCCGGGGCGGCCGACAGATCGACACCAGATTCCTCCTGAAGCTGGCGCAGGCGCGACTCATTGATCGCTTCCATCGCAATGTTCCGCGGCGAATTGGGCGACTCCATGGTCATCGGGGTTTGCTCTTCGGCCTGCACGTCCTCTTGGATAGCGCCGGCTTGGGCTTTGGCATTCATGTGCTGTGTCTCCTTTTACTCAGTGTCGTGAAGTTCTGCCTGGGCATTCAGCCCGGCATTGATGGCATCGACGAGCCAGTATTGAACTGACTCGGCAACATGGATCGTGTTCTGCAGACCGCGGATGCACTTAGAGTCATCAGGATCAACCTGCTTCAGCGCCTCGACGGCTTCCTCAACCTGACCTTCGGCGCGCTGCACAAGGTAGCGTCCAATGTCAGACTGCAAGAAAGCCTCGGCCTGGAAGCCAAGGTCGATCTGCTGCAGCAGTTGATTCTTTCCAGGGTCATTGCTCATAGCTTGCGACATTAACTCAACCCCTCATAACTCAACGCTCATCACGATCTTCGTCTCTCACCCTGGCAAATGACTGTTGCTGCGGCGAGTTCGGGTCGAGCGGAGGATCGTAGAATCCTGCGTTGTGCGGATGAACAGCGCCACCATTTGCGTATCCGCGCTGCTCACCGTCTGCAGCATATGGAGTCTTTCCCTGGAGGCCACGCTGTATTGCATGGTCGATTGCCCTATCATTCATCTCCTTGGTCGGCTTTCCACCAGTCAGGACATTGCTCAAGTCCTTAAATCCTTGGTTCGGAGTGATTAACGGGTACTGCAAGCGCCGGCCATCAACATCTGCCTCGGCCGTCAGTTCTGTCATAACAGAACCATCTGAGGCGTTAAGCGGGCCGAAATAACCAGCTCCTTTTGGCGTACCATCCGGACGATTCCCGTAATCAACCAAACCGCCATTGGAGAAGCCCTGCATACCATCGGCCTCCATCCCCTCATTGGCGCCAACTGCTGGGGAACCCGGGTTTCCCGGGTTTCCCGGTCGGGCCGGGAATGCTGGCGATGTGTTGCCGCTCTCCGGAACATCGATCGGACCAGTCATTGCAGCATCAACCGCGGCGGGGGTGACAGGGGCGGCCGGCTGCGGGAAATTCGGATCGATTCCGGCAGGGGCCGGTTGCTGGTATCCGCCGGCCTGCATGATCTTGTCAGCAATCGGCGCCACTTGCGGCACGGTGGCCAGAACCTCTCCGGCCTGCATGGAGCTGTAGATAGCCTCGACCATCTTGGCCACCTTGTCGGCGTCTGTCTTGCCGATTCTGGAGTCGATCTCGCGAACCTGTGCGGCCAACAGTTCTGGAGGATACTTTGCATCCAGCGCCGCCTGAAGCTGCTGCTTCTCTTGCTCCAGAGCCACGATGCGCGGATCTTGTTCGCCTTCGAACTTGAAGAAGCGGCCACCATCCTTGTGGCCAAGGGCGCCGAAGACTTCCTTGATGACCTCGGTTGGATCAACTCCGTATTTCTCGAGCACGCCATCGGCCAGGGAGTTCTTGACCCCGTTGATGCCGGTCAAGAGGTTGTTGATCTTCTGCGTCGGGCTGGTGGCGTTCATCCCGACATTGACGGTCAGGGTGAGCTCCTGCAGCAACAGCTCGTCGGTCACGGCGTCCATTCCGAGCTGCTGGAACATCTTCGACTTGTTCGCTGCCAGCGCCAGGATAACCGCATCGGTCTCATAGCGCTGCTCAAGGAGAATCATCTGACGCATGACCGGTTCGACCCAGGTCTCGATGAAGACCTTGATCGCGTAAGCCTTCACCTTGTTGGCGTCGGCCGACAGGATCTCCATCCCGCCAACTGTCTCATTGAGCCGGCGGTTGGCTTGTACAGAGCTCTGCGACATGTTTCCGCTGATCTCGTCGAAGTCCATGTTGAGGCGGTCCTGCTCCTGATAGGCAGACGACGTCACGTCAGGCGTATCGACCACTTTGACGTCTGACTCAGGGTCGCCCATCAGGGTAACGCTGCCGATCGTGTTGCGGGTCAGGGAGCGAATATCGACCTGCTTGTTGCGCTTGACGAAGTAGCGCTTGTTCATCGCGAACTTGACGTTGTCGATGCGCTGGTTGGCTATCTCGTTGATCTCTGCAGCGACGTCCCTGGTCAGGCGTACCTCGCCGGCCGGGTCTGTCTTGTGCGTCTCGATCACCACCTTGCCAAGAACGAATGGCCGCTTGCCGTGGGCGTACCGCGCACTAAGCGGAACGGCCGGCGCCAAGAGATGCTCAGTGCCAAGCGTGAAGAACAGCTCGTCACTTCCGTCGATCTCCATCACGTTCATATGAACCCAGACGATCGTGAAGTCATTGATCGGCGTGGTCTGGTCGCTTGAGTCGGTGCGATTACCTTCTCGCAGCATGCGCGTCGTGTCGCTGTACTTCTTGGCGGCCGACGAAATCTCCTGATCTGATAGCGACATCCACTTGCCACTGGCCATTCGTGCCTTGACGTCCTTGACGTACATCGGCATCAGCCAGATCAGGTAGGGGGAACTGTTGATCGGGTCAGTCCAGTCGGCCGCCGGGTCATAGCGGAAGTTCTCGCGCGGGATCAGCGTGATGACCGGCACGTCCTTCTCGCGATGCCAATCTTGGTGCGAGATGACGACACCCTGTACTTCGGCGTCCTGAAATGCACCAACGGCAACCTGGAACCATGGCACCGACTTGGTCATCCGGTACTGCAGAAGCTCCTGGATAACCTCGGCGCTGGCCTGTTGTACTTGATTGGAAGAGTCCTCCGGCGTGATCGACACAACGTCACTGGTCGAGAACAATGCCTCTGCCACGCTTGCCTCGGCGCCACGCACCATGGCTCTGGTCTTCGGCCGGTAGAACTTGGCACGACCGCGGTAGCCTTCGGACATGTACTTCGAGTCCGGGTTATGCTTGCTGTGGAACTGGCGCAGATCCTTCTCGAGGTCAGGCCGGATGTTGGCATCGAAGTACATCGTCGAGCCCGAGTACGCATCCCGGGCTAATTGCAGGGCTGTGGATTCATCAATCATTTACTTAGGTCTCCGATGACCCGCCCGGCGAAGTCGGTCGGCAGTTCGTTCATCTTGTCGTGGTTGATGCGGCCGCGCGCCACATTGAAGCGCTCGAGGATCTCGCCGGCACCGATCTTTGCGGTGGCGACCAGGTCAGAGACGCTGTAGCGCTTGTCCAGATGCATTCGATAGCCATGGGTTCCGGACAGCATCAGGTTGTGGATCGTCGCGATACCCTGCTCGCCACGAACATTGACCGCCCACATGTGTCCCGGGTAATGGGCATGCAGCGCCTCGGCGATCACCTTGGCAGTCGAGATGTCGATCGCCTCCTGTTTCGCCTCGTTCTCATTGGCGATGACGATCGTGTCGTCGTACTGGGTGCGGATCGCCGGGGCGCCTTGCTGTGCGGTCATGTCCATTCTGGTTCCGTTTCCTCTTGCATCAAGTTGGCCTTCTGGCCGTCAGATAGCCACAGGTATTCCTGCAGGCTGTAATACTGGCGGATTGCCTCTGGAAGTTGCTCATACGGGCTGGGGTTTTGGGTCTCTGAATCGCCGTCCATTACTGAACTCATAGCCAATGTCCTCTTGTTGGATCAGAACTTCACCAGCTTCAGCCCTGGCGATCGCCACCTCTTCACTCCATAGGCGCTGGGTGAAGGTCGGCCCGCCAGGGTGATTGATCGGTACGTTAGGATCAGACATGTAACGCCTCCTTTACTGCCAGTAGCGTCGGAAAGTAGAAATCCTTGGAGATCATCGCGCCAAAGCGGACAACCCGCAGCTCTGCAGAGATATAGAGCACTGATCGATAGTCATTGACGCGACAGACTCGCGGCATGGCAACGCGGATGCGAAACCTAGGGCGATTGTTGCGAAACAAGTCAAATGCCATCGTCGAAAAACTCCGGTTCAAGCGACCGCTCATCGACAATAATGGGCGGCTGCGGGTCAATGTCCTCGATACGGCTCATGGCGTCCACCAGGTCATCATGGACACCAAACGGAAACACCAGGAACTCCTCGAGGAAATTCTTGTTGAGAGAATACATTCGCCCCTCTTCATCCGTGCGCTTTACCGGCTTATAGATACGGAACGCCTGTCCCTGCTCACGCATGCTGACCTGGGCCTTGGTTTCTGACTCAGCCACGGCCGGCAGAAAGAATCTACCAGCACGGAACCATGGCTCGAGGCGCTGCACCCGATCGGTCTTGCTACCCGGGCCTTCGCGCGGCCAGGCAAGCTCGGTGATCTCGAAGGCATCACCATCGCGGCGCATCATCTCTTCGAAGTATTCGAGGTCGCTGGTGCTGCCGTATCGCTCGTAGCCGACAGTCACCGACTGTACCCCTGGCATGGCCATCCAGGTTCTGCGCAGCCCGCGGAGAGCTGTCCATCGCTCCGACAGGCTCATTCGATGATGGAATCCATCCACCAGCCACCGGTTGCTTGCAGAGTCGACGCCGATCACCGGCATGGCTGTGCGGTCGCTGCCCTTCTTCTTCGAGCTCGCCGGATCGCACAGGATGTAGATATTGAGCGTGGCCGGCCTTACCTCCTGGAAGCGCAACCATTCCTTCTGGAAGATCGCGTTGTTGCCGGCCGCAGGGTTCTGGAGCATCTGGGCGGCCAGTACGCTGCTGGTCTGGCGCCGCTTCTTGTCTTCCCACACCTCTTTCGACAGGAACACAGGGTCGCCATTGCGTGTTCCACACTTCGTTGCAGGGTAGATCCGAGGCTTGACGGCCTTCATCTCGATCATTGTATGGTACGAATCACCGAATGAATATCTGGTGCCGACGTGCCACGCCCGGGCCATGCCATTCTCGCCGCGGGCCCCCAGGTTGTCGGACAGCGACCATGCCTCGGTTGTCTTATTGACCATCTCGGGTGACGTCACGCTATCCAGGGTGACCACGTCATCATAGACGCGCAGCAGGAAGTGAGCCCCGGTCGGCTGGCCATCGACCAGGCCATGGCCCTCGATGGTTGCTTCTTTCGGGTTTCCAACTCGCCTGACAACGATGCCGCTATCCTCCGACCATCGCGAGCTTTCCTTCTTCGGGTCGGCGAACAGCACCTCTGGATAGAGCTCCTGCAGCGTCCTGTTGCTCTCCAGCTCGTACTTGATCTGGCGCAGGAACTTGCGGGCGGTCGGCTTGTTGAAGCTGAAGATTCCGATCGTGATCTCGGGGTTGTTCAGGATCTCCTGGATAACGCCAGCAAACGTAATCAAACTTGATTTTCCGTGCTCTCTAGCCCAGAGATCAAGGTATCCGTCTGGCTCCTGTTCTACCTCCCGGCACCGCTCATATAACCATTGGTGCCTCAGATCTTTGCGGCCCAATAGTTTTGTCACCAAGAAAAAGCGATCTTTCCTTCCAAGATAGGCTATTTCCTTATTGTTGAAGTCTGGTGACTTATATGCCTCAAGGTAAAACCTCTCAGCCTGCTTCATGTTTGCCGTCTCATGGAGCCACTTTATCGCGGCATCAAGGTCCATTCGGTCGCCACTCGGACATCAGTTTCGCGCCTTTGCTGCGATTGCATGCAGGACACAGAAGCTGCAGGTTTTCTGGCCAGTTCGACCCACCACGGGAAAGCGGGTGGATATGATCTACGTTGTAGCCAAGCTCTGCCAAGTCACCACCGCACGACAAACACTTTCCACCCTGGGCGGAACGCAACGACTCAATGTCGCCCGATCCGTACCTTCCATCGGCGCCCAGTATGGATGCCCTGCGCTTGGCCACAATGGCGCGCATTGCTTCCGGGTTGTTGCGAGCCCATGATCTGCACAGCTCGCGGTGCCTATCCAGGTTGCGCATGCGCCACTCGAGGTTTTTTGCCAGGATTTGCTGCTTGTTCTCTTCGTAGCGCGCCTTACGCCGCGCCTTCTTCGCCTCCTTGTTCTCCAGGTAGCTCAGGCGAAGACGAGCGGCCTCTGACGCTCGCTGTTCAGGCGTTGCTGCAAGGCGCCTAGCCTTACTTGCTGCGCTCTTGCATTCCCTACAAATTGAGTACCGGCCGTCTGGCGAATAGGGGTTCTTGCCAAATGAATCGAGACGCTTTACTGCTCCGCACCTCGAGCATGCCTTGTCATCACTCACCGCTGGCCTTCTGCACCATATCTGAGAAATCAAGCTCGACCTTGTGGGTGACAGAGCCGCTAACCTCATGCTGCACAGGCAGGTCAGGGTCGCCGGCTACGATCGTTCGGCCGAGCTTTGGTACGTGGTATTCGATCACCGACTGGAACAGGGCGAATGCCTTCTCGGGATTTGGTGGCACTACGTAGTCGCCATCAACGATGACTCCGTCAGCTACCTTGTCCAGCCAATCCTGGAGCCGGCCGGCATTGCCATTGACGAACGTGGCGATCGCCTGCCTCGCCTCGACGGTGGTTTTGTTCGGAACACCCTTGCGGCTTCCGCCACCAGTTTTAACTCCGTTGCGTGCCATTATAAAATCACATCCAATCTCTCTTTGTGATTAGAAAATCCTATCACAACATCCTCGGCCCGCGGCATCAGCCAGGCTGGGAAGACAACATCGCCAAACGATATGGCCCTTCTGTAGGCGTTGCACCTGCGGCGGCGCCCTTTGCTGCTTACCCATGAGACTGCATCGATCTCTACCATGGCCCGGCCCTCGAGCCTGATCAGCACCCTGGCTATCTTCCGCCACGACTCGCCGGTCTCGATAGCGAGCTCTCTGGCGGTTGCGAAGTCTTGGCCGCGGGCCTTCAAGTGGTCCATGAGCAACTGTTCTATCTCATCCATCCAGTAGGCCTCGCCTGATTTAGCGCGATTCTACTAAACAACTGAATATAAACACAGCCCCCCATGAACTCACTCATTTGCGACCTGGGAAAAAAATTTCCCCCGGAGCGAACTCGACGGGGGCGAAACCGGTTGTCAAACCGGTTGGAGGGGAGATGACGTTGCTGATTCTACGCGGCATTGAGACGTGCCTCAACTTTTTTTCAACTTTTTTTCGTTTGCCCTATTGACATCCTCTCACTAAAGAGTAGAGTGTTACTCAACACAGCAGCAAGCGCTCCTTAAAAACCCGGCAGCAACAAAACAGCAACACCGACCCGCGAAGCCACGAAGGCTCCCCGCTCAGTAGAAGTGGTCGAAAGCAACAAGTTCTCGGTGGTTGAGAACCGTTAGAGCACTTGGGGAAACGCCCGAAGGAGTAAAGAGCCGCAAGGCCTCAGAAACTGCACGGCGCAACGGCGGCACCCCCGCCCAACAACAAGCGCAGCACTCCGGTAGTTCCAGCGGTATCTAGTTCGTCTCAGCCACCACCCCAGAGCGCCTGCCACAGCGGACGCTACGGAGTGCTAACCAACAGGAGAACACCATGAGCTACCTGCAAGAAGCCGTCGCCGAGTACGCCCGCGAACACGGTCGTCTCGATACCAACCGGGCCTGGATAATCAGCCCGTTCGACACCTGGGAGCGCAACCCCTTCTACCAGGGGCCGCCGCAGCCCCACCCGGAAGAATACGAGTACGACGACGCCCAATAACCCCCAGCGCCTCCCCCGAGGCGCCACCTCTCAGCCAGTTCGGCAGCCCCCGCGATAGACGACGGTCTTAGGGGTGAGCTGGCTGAGAAGTGATCAACCAACCGGAGACTGAAATGATCCGCCGCACCAAAGAACAGAAGCAAGCTCTTGAAGCCTACCGCTTCGCCGAGCGCCAGGAAGACCGCTACATGGGCAGCGTGTTCGTCACGCCGTCCGGACAGCGAGACTACGAAGCCAAGACCCGCGCCGCCTATGAGCGTTGCAAGACTCTTGGCATGACCTACGAACACGGACTCTAGGAGAGAACCATGATCCGCTTAACCAACCTTAAAACCTGCGTCTCCAAGGAATTCCCTGACAGCCTTCTCGCTAATGTCTGCCTGCAGGTAGCCGGCGGCGGCTGGACAACGGCGCAGACCGCGAAGGCCATGTGCCTTCAGTCCTCTGTCAAGCGAGACGGCAAGGCCAAGATCAAGAATGTCCTGATCGAGATTGTCGATGACACCCCTGTCGAAGGCCGGATGTTCGACATGGCCTACGAAGACCAGTGCCGCGATGCCTGCGGCCTTTGAGTTACACCACCAGGAGATGAACATGCTCTACAACGCCCGCCCCGTTCGCTCAGTCGATCGCCGTGTCGTTCCCAATCAAGGGGAAATCGGAATCTACTGGCCCTACAGCGACTACACCGACATCTTCAACGCCGACCACTTCAATGCTGACGAATGGCTGCAGCAGTCGATTGATCAGCGAGAAGACTGCGAAGTGATCAACCCGCAATGAGTTCCCACCACCAAGCCTTCGGGCTTGCTAGTGGCAATTCCGCTACTCCCGCACCTTACGGGTAACAACAGGAGCATTACCATGGCCAACACAGCCACCGTCACCTCCCTCTCCACCCTCAAGCAGCGCAACCTGATCGATCGCGCGGTCGAGCTCAAGACTCTGATCGATGGCGCCAAGGACGAATTATCCGAGATCCTCGACCAGTTCAAAGCCATGGGCGACAACGACTACGTCGGCCGCGATGGCCACAAGATCCAGGTTCGCTCCTCCGAGCGCCAGTCGCTTGATGCGGCCCTGGTCAAGGGGATGCTTACCCCATCGCAGATTGCTGCGGCGACCAAGTCTTCCTTCGTTATCACGGCGAAGGTTCTGTGATGCAAGACTACAAGCCCCGCCCGATTTTTCTCAAGCGCAAGACGCCGGTTTGGGTCAATCCACTAATCGCACTGGTGGCCGGAATCATCATCGGCATCGTGCTTACACTCAATATCTAGGGGATCACCATGAAAGTCCATACCCTGAACATCAAGTGGGGCACCTCTCGCGGCGCCTCGACCTACGGCTACACAACCTGCAGCCTGCGCGACCAACGCGGCAATCGACGGGCCTACTGCCATGGAGGTGGTTACGACATGCGCGGAACCGTCTTTGGTGACTGGCTTGCTGAAGAATACCAGCAGAAGCTTTCCGCTTTGCCTGACAAGGCATTCTACGGGCTTCACAAGAATGGTTCGCGAGTCAGCATCGATGGTGCCTGTGGGTTTGAGTCAGTCCGCAATATCGCCGAGGCGCTTGACCTCGAAGTAAATCTGATTGATGCCGGCAAGAACCTCGACATCATCACCGTTATCGACAAGGAGAACTGACCATGGCATCAATTCAAATCGTCCATGTCGGAGACAGCTCCGACATCTCCGCTCTCAAGGCCAACTTCAACCGGATGCTCATTGAGCACCTGACTCATGGCGGCCCGGCGCCAACTCCGCCAAGGACGCAGACCCTGCTCGAGCTGATCGAAAAGCGCGGCCTGACCGACAAGAAAGTCCAGGCAAATGCTCGGCGCCGCGCCAAGTACGTTCCGGCCGGCCCGATGCATGCATACCCGACTATCCACGAAGTCCAGCACCGCCTGACCATTGAATCACAGGGTCCGCTGGTCACCTACGACGGCGATGGTGGATTCTCAAGCCGAGGCCTTACCGACTGGTACGTGGATCTGTTCTGCACCAGCAACCACCTGAAGCACTGAAAGGGGAAAGAGATGACAAAGATCAAATTCACAGCAGCCCAGGTTGCAGCTCGAGGACTTCCACCGCGGCCACTCTATTTCGAGTACGACGAACGCAGCGGAAGACTAGAAGACTTCAGCGCCTGGGTCGAACGGGTCATTGACGAAGATAAGCTTCGAGCCATTGATTCACTTCAGGCGGAGGCCGATGCAAGACTATCAATCAGCCACTGAAACGAAACCCCCTCGGCGAAAGCCCTGGGGGATTTTTTTTGCCTTTTATTCTTGATCTCTTCCGCGGCGCTTGCTGGCGCATATCCTTTTCCAGTGATCGTCGCGACAGGCCTCATCGCAGTAGCTTGGCATGATTGCGCACTCTTCGCGAATCTCAATGACCTCGGCCTCGGTGACCAGGCGCTCGCCGCAGTTCTTGCAGCATCCCTCGCCATGTGGCCACGAACTTCCTGACGCCTTTTCTTTTTCGGCCTGATACCTTGTTTCGCTGATGATTGCCTCGAGTATTTTCTCGGCCCTCTCGTTCCCCAGATCTGCTTCGTCAGCCATTTTTTACAGCCCCCTTAATATTCATTTTCGTTCGGCATGACCAATACTCCGCGCATCCACGGAATGACTTTGACACGGAGGCCGTAAATTACTCCATGGCTGCCATATTTCGCATCGAACGAAAACGCATACCTTGACCCTGGCTCCATCATCAGGTCCGAATAGTCTTCTGACCCGATCAGCAACACCTCCGGATGCATGCCGAAAAAGTCGCTGATTGAATCACCCTGTTTGAACAGGCGCTCCATGAAAGTGTCGGCATCGATCGTGTGGCGCTCAACAGAAACCGTCTGCTCTACATAAAAGGCGCGAAGTTTTCGTAGCACATAAAAGCACGCCCTCTGAAGCCATACAGCCGGCCGATCTTTGCGAAGCTGAAAAGCCTCTTCGAAGTCGCGAAAATCAATCTGCCTTTCGTGGGCCAAGAACTCGATTTGGTACTTGCCCATTTCAACCCCCTGAAGAAACCGGCATACCGTCACTCTCGTTCGGATAGATGTCGTGTCGAAGCTGGTGCGGGGTGACCTTCCAGTCGATCAGCTTGCAGACCGGGATGACCTGTGGCGGCGGACAGTAGCCCCACTTATAGACGGCGGTCTTGTGGAGGCCCAGGGCAAGGGAAAGCTTTACGGGGCCGCCGGCCAACTCAATTGCCTTGGCAAGTTCCGTGAATCGAGAATCAGTCATTTTGAATCCTTTGCTTGTGACAGAGACTCACTCTACCATAACAGCCTGCCGAATCTACACACAAACTACCGCGCATTTTTTTCTTCCTGTATTCCTTGATGCTGATGCCGAGCAGCGCCTTCATCAGCTTTTTCTTCAGGATGTACTCGCGAGTTGAAACCCCTTTGGCGTCCTCGACAACTCGGTTCCCATCGATGTCGACGTACACGAAGTCGGCGATGTAGTGGCAGATCAGCTCCCGATCGATCTCGAGCGCGAACCTCACCTGGCGCTCCAGCCCGAATATTGCGCCGGCCTTCTGCAGCATGACGAGCTGGCCATGCCGATCGGCCTCAAGCTTTGAGTCGAACTTGATTCCGCCAACCGTCGTCTTTGTGTTACCGAACTTTGGTTTCTTCGCGACGGCTACACTTGCCGGAGCCCGCTTCTTGCCGAATGCAGCAAGCTGTTCTTCAGACCACCGCAGCATGATATTCCTCGTCCTTTGGATGTGATACGCCAGGAACCCATAGGCCATTCTTCGCCAGATAGTCCGAGTCCGTCTTGCGCTGGCACCCAGCGCACATTTGATCGACAGCCCGCCGGTCGAACCTGCACAGGCGATCTTTGTCGTACTCTTGGCATCCGTATCGAGTCATGCGAGTTCAACCTTTCCAGACTTCACCAGCTCAACCAACGTGAGATTTATCGCCTTGCTCATTCTTGCTCGGCGCTCGTCACGGTCGAGGTCGCGGCCATGGTCAATCTCGGAATGGCATGTCGGGCAAAGCGCCGCGGTCAAACAATCGTGCTGCTTCATCCCCTTGCCCTTCCCTTCGTTCTGGTGCGCGGCCTGGACGCCGTAGGAACCGCACAGTACGCAGTAGTGCAGTGAGCGCACCGCGGCGAGCCACTTATCGGAGCGGTACGGGATGTCCTTTGGGCGTGGTGTCATTTGTTTATGAATCCATCTAAGTAGGATCTAACTGCATCAAGATCGCCGTTTTTGTAGAATGAACCGATGTACATTTTGTCACCACCTTTGATCTGGCGATGCGTATGTACTGTGTGGCGAAACACGGCATTCAGCTTTCCTCTGTACTCCGAGCGAAATACGGCAATCTGGCTGTGGCGTGTGGCGCCTTCGATTCTTTGCATGATGTGACGTAGTGTTGCTTCGCTCATTTCGGCTCCCATGCGCGGTAGAGTGGCATTGATTTATTAGCGTTCACCCCATCAAAACTTGGCTTGTCTCGCCAAACACTTGATCCGTCCCAATACGGATACTCGTAGATATAGCGCACCGGCTCCGCATGGCACAGGATCAGACCATCTATGTCAGCGGTGGCGGCGAGTGCTTCTTCACAGTCAGACAGGTACTTCCTCTTGAACTTACACATCGAGTTATATGGTTCGTTGAACTTGTCTTCCTGCTCTGAATAGTATTTCCCGAAGGAGACAAAGCCATCCGGGATGCGCTTTGGAACCAAGCTCCGTAGCAGCGTCACCTGCTCGCGTAGTTGGTCGTTATCAGACTGTAACTGAAGCCAATACGCAAGACGTTGTTCACCCATCGTGGTTCCTTCGCGTATTTCGCACGCCAGTCGCAATGACTCCTTCAGCTCAGCAACCTCCGCATCGCGGCTTGCGAGTTGCTGTCGCAGGGATTCATTTACCCGAACCGCAGATGCAAGCGAACGCTCAAGTTCCCATACCCGTGGCAGAAGTGAATTTTCATATGTCATTTCGTACCCCTTGTGCGGATAGCTCCTGAAAACCACTCAATAACGTCGCGTACTTCTTGTGATGTTTCTAGTGGATTAAAATTGAAAATCTCCAATGCCTCTTTCTTAAGGCTGAAGCACGCTTCCAGTTCAGCTACACGACCAGCCTCGAAGGCGATGGCGTAGAAGCGTTCAATTTCTGGATACCAAAATAGTGCTGCGTGTGGGTCGTCGTGTGATCCTATATACATGCTTGCCTCTTTAGCTGCATCGATGATCTGTTCGCGTGTGGTCATTTCGACTCCTTTGATTGCGCGGATTTCGTTTGCCAAGTCTCTGCCGCACATTCCGCATGACTGAATACTCTGAGCGCATTGCTCCCGCACCTTTTCAGCGAAGGCTTGCAGTGCGCTGTCGTCTGGCTGGATGGCGAGTGCTTCTTCTGCATAAGTTATCGACCTGCAAAGATCTTCATCTTTGCCAGCTACTCCACCAGTTGTCTGTGCATTAAAAGACAACTTTCTAAGAGCCTCGTCCTTCACCTTGATAGCGGCCAGTGCTGCGTCGAGTTCATGTTCCATCGCGTCTAGCTGTTTCCATGCGTCGAACTTTGCCTCAACATTGCCGTTTGCTACATTTTTGGCTACTTCAAGATCATCGAGTGCTGCGGCGAGTTGCTTCTCAAATTCAAAACAGCGGTGGAAAGCCATTGCCACTTCATTCGAGATTGCGGGTGCGATAACGCCTGTTTCAACCCCACGCCCTGACAGAAAAAAGTTGCTCTTTTCCTCGTCAGTCTTACAGTCACAAAATAGCTTGCTCATTTCTGCTCCTTTTTCAACTCCAAGGAAAAGTTCCTCCACGCCGGACGTTGGTGTTTCTCGTACTCGGCAATCTGCTCGTTGGTCATTTCTTCGGGGCAGTATTCCAGCATCAGTTCGTCAATCTTTGCTTGCGCGGCTGACAGTTGCTGGCGCAGGGATTCGTACTTTTCATTCAATGTATGGTTTTCACGTTCTAATGCGTAGCAGTAATCTTCATGTGGCATTTTGGCTACTCCGGGTAGTTATTAAAATCGCGCTTAGGAAGTCCGTGTTGTTCTCCGCAAGCAACGCCAAGGGCAAGCACTTTACGCAAACAATGAAGCGCTTCCTTGTCGGTATCTGTTTTTGCCCAAGCAGCTTCGGCTTCATTGAGATGAACACGCATCAGTGTGAGATAGCCACCAACACTTTGATGGTGTTCTTCAATAGTTCCCCACTTTTGCTCTTGGTGGTAACGCTCTGTACCAATAGCGTCATACACATTAGCGCGAAGCTCAGGAAGTTTTTCTTTGTTTGAGTCTTGAGTATCCATCTCGCTCACCTTATTAAGTACAGTTAAAATAGCCTTTTCAACCTTGCGTAGCTGATACTGCTTGTTCAAGTTCTGATTGCGCGTCGTCTGCATATCCAGATGGAACGTCTAGACTTCTTCCGCGTCGATGCGACAATGCAACGTGTGCAGATAAAATATGTTCGCGCATCATATTCACATCATTGCGGAGTTCAGCAACCTCCGCATCACGGCTTGCTGCGCCATTCTCAAACGATATGCTGCTAGCCAATTTACTAAGCTCTAATAGGTTTTTTGCCTGTTCTTCAAGTTCGTTATCGCGGCTTGCAAGTGCGTCGGTCAGTTCGTCAATCCTGGCTTGCGCGGCTGACAGTTGCTGGCGCATGGATTCGATCTCCGTATCGCGGCTTGCTGCGCTGGCGTCCCATGCCGCATGACATGACTTCTCCCAACCTTTATAGGTATCCGGAGTTGCTCCGCATCCTTCTGGACGATCCCACCATTCTTCAAATGTCATTTCGTTGGCTCCCATGCGCGGTAGAGTGGCATACAGCACTTTCCTTCTGGGCAATGCCCTAACCCCTCCGCACCGTGGTCTATTGCGTACTGACAGCGACCGTCGTCACGACAAGGCTCCGCATGGCACAGGATCAGACCATCTAGGTCAGCGGTGGCGGCGAGTGCTTTCTGTACAGATTCTTGATACGCTGCATTGCATCCGTTTTTGGATAGAAGTAACAGTTCTCGCATCGTCGCTATCTGCGCGGCTTGCTTCTTGATGGTCTGATGTTGGAATTCGTTGGCCTGTCTTGCCAGCTTCAACTCCTCATTGAGGCCACTTGGCTCGCACGCCAATAGGCCGCCTGGGTCTTCTACCAAGTGACGCTCGATCCAGTCTTTCGGTTGTTCATAGGTTGTCATAGCTTTATCCTTGAGTGCAGCGTCGTCGGGCTGAATGGCGAGTGCTGCGGCGAGTTGCTGGCGCAATTCTGTAATTACCTCTTGTGCTGAGTTTCCCTGTCTTTCAAAAGCCCTCATCAACTCCTGTCTTTTGGACTCTTTCTCAGCGAGTTGCTGGCGTAGGGATTCAATCTCACGCATAGCGCGGTCGTTATCCCACAATGTTTTGATTGGAGCATCGCTCATAATTTCCCTCTTATGCGTATTGAAAAAGTCTCGGACATACAAACAGTCCGAATAGGATTGAGATTGCTAACCATAGTGCTAGGATGGTCATTTCCAGCGCCTGGCTAGACGAATGAACAGCCATACATAGAAACATGCCAGTAGGCCGATTCCGATTGATTTAAGAACGATCATGGCGTTTTGTGGCGAAGAGCGCTTTATCAATTGCGGAACCGAAGCTCAAATGAACAAATCAAGTTGCTTCGCCGGAAGCGCCACCGGTCGAGCCGCTATTCCAGAGATACGATCCTTGCGCTTCTGGCGCTCAACGACTTCGCAGGTTTCGTACAGGAGCTCATTCACCCGGGCAGATACCGTCGACTTCTCCATGTGTAAGGCATGCGCAAGCTCTCCAATTGACCAGTCACCACCCATCAATGCGATGTATCCAAGGATCTTCTCGCGCTGGCCACGGGCGATTCCGCGGCCGACATGGGCATGAAATGCATCACATGCGGTAGGCGCCTGGGCGATTCTCATTCGTCAAACCCAGAAAGAATCGAATCCATCATTTCATGCGATTTCTCGCCCAGGTGCTTCCACAGGTACGGCGCCGCGTACTGCCCGCGCAGGAAGTTCATAACCGCAGCGTGATACTTCTCGAATTCCGCCTGGTCGGCCTTGGCGTAGCTCACCGAGCGCGGCAGCGGAACAATCCCACCCTTCGGGCCCGGAACCCATACCACCCAGGCGGCGCCGATCTTCAGCCAGTCACGGAACATATCGAAGTTATCGAAGCGGTCTTGTGCATCAAAAACCGACGCCTCGATCTTCATGTGCCGGCGATGGTATGGGGAGGATCGCGGGAAAAGCATTTCGGCGCGGACCCACTCGCCCGGCTCCATCGTCGTGATGCGCTTCCAGAATTTGCGCCAGCCGCGCTTGTCATCCTGGTTCAGCCCATCAAGGCAGCGGAACAGGAAGGTACGCACTGACTCAAGGGCGCGCTCGTCCGGTAGTGCAATGTCGGTACGCACGATGTCGATCTTGCTCATTTCTTCACCCTATTCCATGGACCGACTAGAGTTTCGCTCAACTTTATGCCGCCCGTCAACTTTTCTCCGAATTTATATTCGCCTTCTTTGGCGTATGTCACCTTGGCGCCGGGGAATTCTTCACGCGTCTTATCTACCCATGCGGAAACCTGCGGCATCCTGGCGCGGTTCTCGGCTGCTTGCTGCTGCTTGATCTTGACGCGCTCGGCTTCGCGGTCAGAAGATTGCCGGCGTAGTGACTCGACCTTGGAAAACAGATCGCTCATACGAACGCTCCGTCTCGGTAGGTTTTTAGAAGGTGACCATCGGCCGTGCAGATACCGTCAGATACCATCTGCTCGATGCAAGCCTTGAACCGGTGGTCACGATCGGCCGCATCGAAGATGAAAGCCAGGTGCGCAGCAGTACGCGGATGAGTAGCCCAGTGCGTGTCGATTCCATCATGGATCTTTCCGGCGCCGATCGAATCACCGAGGCGCTTCGCCATGACTCGTTGATGCTCGACTTCTTCTGGTGTCTGCTTATGGGTAAGAGCTGGAGTATTCGGCCCGATACGCTTTGCGACGTCGCGGCAAAGATCAGCGAATTGCGGTGCGTTTGGCGGGAAGTCGCGAGGCAAGTTCTTCAGGGCGCCAGCGATTGCGTCAAGGTTATCAGCAAATCCAGCAAGCTCTTCGGCCCACGCTTCTTTGGCGCCAAGTATTCCGACATCGACGTCGTTTTCGACGCGGCTGAACTTGGCCGTGAATTGGTTTCCATACGCTCCGAGAAGTCTGTCAAAAATTCTGGCTACAACACGGTCGTTAAGTCGTGGTGTGGTGGTCATACGATTTCCCCTTGGATCAGTTTTTCTGTGTTCTGCATCGGCGTCCCATAAATTGCCCTCATGGTCGCCTCGCTGTTGCGTTGCTTCTCGCTCTTGAAGCCATTTACCTGCTGCGTCACAGCCTTCTCATTCCGCACCCATGTTCGCCAGGTTGCAGACCAATCGACTTTCCTTGCAGCAGCCCCACCCTTGGCACTCCAGTAGTCTCTGAAGTTCTCGACAACCCTGCCGACTTGCAGGTCTGGCCTTTCGGTTTGGCAGTAGGAAACTTCTGCTTCGCTAGGGCTCCAGTCAGCAGGCAAACGCGTAGCGGTTGCACCTACGCTTTTGACTTTAGGTTTACTAATGGGTATTGGGTTATGGGTAGCATCGTTTTTTGGTTCGTTCGCATTGCGGTCGGAATGCGTTCGCAATGCGTTCGCATTGTTTTTCTTCTTGCCCCAACGCGCGTTTGCGCTTTCCCTGGCCCTGGCTGATTTTCCGTAGAACTCGGCTATCACTGCATCGCAGCGTGATTGATGCCACTTTCCGTCATGCAGGAAAAAGAAATGCTTCAGGATCTGCTCAACGTCTGCGGAATTCGACCCGATCTTGAATGCGATCGCATTGCAATCGGTATCCAATGGCTGTTCGGTCGCATAGTATTCCCAGATCAGGCGAAGGTAGGCCATACCCTGAGAATCTGTAAGCCTGGCTGTATCCTTGATGAAGTCGCCGATGTGGTGCGGGTAAAACTTCATTGACAAAGTTCCTTTGGTGGTCGCCCCATCCGGTGAGTGTTCCGGTAGGCGGCGACTATTGCTAGTCTGTACGGGCAGACGAGGCGACCAACGAAGGAACCTGTCCGCACTACTATGCGTCCTCACAACGCCTGATAATTCTAACATCATTATGGTGAATCGGTACGCATCCTACGACAAACGGAGACTCAAGATCAACACAATTTTGTAATTTTTCATGGCCAGAAAAAAGATAGAAATTTTTCCTGAAAACTGTTGATTTAATCTCTTTTATCAAATAGTATCGGCATATCGGATGCGCACAGCATCTGCGTGATGGAGGGAAAACAATGAACAACTACCGTGCCTACGAACTGCTTCAGATGAAGGCCAGGATTATTCGTATCGCTGTTGGAGTTGCTGGTGGGTTCTCCCTTCTTGTTCTGATTCTTGGACTCTTAGGAAAACTGAAATGACCATCGATCACTCCGACCCAAGCTTCAGGTATCCAGAACTCTGCAAGACATGTGGCGAGCACTACGCCTACAAGCGGGGCCAGTGCTACGAGTGCTACGAAGCAGACGAATGCGAACACGCCGACCAGCAGCGCAAAGAGCGGCTGATTGAAAAACACTTTGGAAAGGAAGAAGAATGAGCAATCTCGCAGTATCAAAGCAACAGGCCAGCGTTCCGGCGCTTGCCATCAACGAGGAAGAGTTGATTTCCGTTCTACAAAGCTCGGTCTATCCGGGCGCCAAGCTCGAAAGTATCAAGCTGGTGATCGGCGCCTGCCGTGCGTCTGGAAAAGACCCGCTGAAGAAGCCGTACCACATCGTCCCGATGCAGGTTTCGACCGGCAAGAAGAGCGACAAGGGTTGGGACATCAAGGAATGGCGCGATGTCATCATGCCGGGCATCAACGACTACCGCACCGATGCGTCCCGTACCGGGCAGCACGCCGGAACGTCTGAGCCTGAGTTCGGCCCGGACAAAAACGAAGTGCTTAATGGCGTCAGCGTCACCTATCCAGAGTGGTGCCGCGTCACGGTAAAACGCCTGATTCCAAGCGGCCAGATCGTTGAATTCTCCGCGGTCGAGCGCTGGAAGGAAAACTACGCTACCGCTGGCCGAGACAAAGACGAGCCGAACGCGATGTGGAAGCGCCGGCCCTATGCGCAGCTTGCCAAGTGCGCCGAGGCCCAAGCGCTCCGCAAGGGCTTCCCTGAAGTCGGAAGCCAGCCGACCGCCGACGAAATGGAGGGCAAGGAAATCGACATGGGCGCGGCTGAAGTCGTCAGCCACACGCCGGCTAGGACAGATCCTCCGACGTTGCCGCCCTACCCGCCAGAGCAGATGGAGGTTGATCTTCCAGCAATGGCTGGCGCCATCAAGTCAGGAAAGCGCAGCGCGGATTTCCTGGTGTCTGCACTGTCATCGAAATACACGCTGACTGAAGAGCAGAAGGAAGCGATCAAGCAGCTTGGAAAGCCGGCCAATGTCGATGCGGATGGAGTTATCGACGGCGAGTTTGTTTCTGCGATGGATTCTGCTGAGAAGGAGCCGTTTTAATGAACCGCATAACCCATGATTGCCAGCAAGGCAGCCAGTCCTGGCTCGACCTACGCGCCAAGTATTTCACCGCATCGGAACTTGCAGCGGCAGCCGGCGAAAGCAAGTACCAGACGCGCAGCGCCTTGCTGAAAGCGAAGGCCACCGGCATTGCAGAAGAAGTTGATGATGCCAAGCAACGCCTGTTCGACGCCGGCCACGCATCCGAGGCAGCAGCACGCCCGATTGTCGAACGGATGGTCGACGCCGAGCTTTACCCGGTGACAATGAGCGTTGAAATCGACGGCTTGCCGCTGCTTGCCAGCCTTGACGGCATCGACATGCTCGGCGACGTGATTTGGGAAAACAAGTTGCGCTCCGAGTCACTTGTCGAGCAAGTCAATGCAGGCCGTCTTGAACCGCACTACACATTCCAGATAGAGCAGCAGCTACTCGTTTCTGGAGCCAGCCGGTGCTACTTCACGACCAGCGACGGAACGCCCGAAGGCACGTTCGGCCTGTGGTACGAATCGAATCCAGAGATTCGCGCAAAGGTTGTTTCAGTCTGGAAGCAGTTTTCCAAAGACCTTGCAGAATACCAGCACGTCGAAGCCAAGCCGGCCGTAGTAGCCGATGCCATCGAAGACTTGCCAGCGCTGTCTGTGCAGCTCGTCGGCCAGGTCACGGCATCTAACCTTGACTCGTTCAAGACTGCCGTAACCGCCCGCATTCAGGCAATTAATACCGTGCTGGTCACGGATGCCGACTTTGCCAATGCCGACAAGATGGTGAAGTTCCTGGACGACGGCGAGAAGCGGCTGGATATGGTCAAGGCGCAAGCCCTGGCGCAGACGGAAAGCATTGACCAACTGTTCCGCACAATCGACGCACTGAAGGCCGAAATGCGCAGCAAGCGCCTGACGCTGGACAAGTTAGTAAAAGCTGAGAAGGAAAACAGGAAGAACGAGATTGTCCGCGAGGCACAACTTGCATTCAACGAACACTATGGCGCGCTGACTGATCGTGTTGGCATCGCGTTCAGTATGGTGAATGTAGGGTTCGCTGATTCAATCAAAGGATTGAAGTCGCTCGACTCCATGCGCGACAAGATCAGCGTCGCCCTGGCGAACGCCAAGATCGAGGCCAATGCAGTTGCGGACCGTATCGACGCGAACCGTAAGGCGATGGGCGAGCACGCCAGCCTGTTGCCTGACTTCATCCAAGTCTGCACCAAGGCGCCGGATGACTTCGCCGCCCTGGTCGCCATGCGCGTAGCGCAGCAGAAGGAGCGCGACGAGAAACGCCTTGAGGCAGAGCGCGAGAAGATCCGCGCTGAGGAGCAGGCGAAGGCACAGCGCGAAGCCGATGCCCTGTTGGCAGCAGAGCGCGCCGAAGCAAACCGTATCGCCGCCGAGGAACTTCGCAAGATTGACTTGGAGCGCAAGGAGAAGGAGGCGCAAACAAGGTCACAACCGGCGTCGACCGCAGCATTCGAGCCACAGCCCGGCGCCACGCTGAAGCTAGGCGAAATCAACGCCATGATCTTCCCGGTAACTATCAGTTATTCAGGACTTGAATCGCTCGGCATTCTCCCGGTAGCGCATGAGAAAAACGCCAAGCTGTACGACGCCAACAAATTCCCAACAATTTGCCGGCTGATTTCCGAGCATGTCATGGCGCAAGCGTTCAAGAAGGCGGCGTGAACATGACCACGAAACAAATAATCGAGCGCCTGCGCGTAATGGTGTGCGATTGCGAGAACCAGGACGACATCGACACCATTTGGGCCGCAATCAAGCTGCTTGAAGGAATGGCAGCGTAACGACCAATGGGGTGAATGCGTAGGCTGATACGCAGTGAGTCGCAACAGTGGTTTAGATAAGCAAGTCGCGGCATAGAGGCACCACAAGCCGGAGATCAGCACCGGCCGCCCCACCACTTTTCAACCAAGAAGGAGATTCAAATGACCACAAAAGCAAAGAAGACACCGCTTATCAAGGACTACAGGAAGTTGCGCTCGAAGATGAACCTGAACCAGTCCGAATTCTGGAACCGCGTCGGCGCCACGCAATCGGCAGGCTCGCGCTACGAAACTGGCCGCACCGTGCCGAAGTCCGTCGCCGTTCTCGCGCACCAGGCATACATCAAGGGCGATCCGGTCGACGTGCGGGAGTTCAAGTAATGAAAATGCACAGCTACACGAAGCGCGGCCCAGGCCGCCAGGTTCGCAAGAACCACGAATCAAAACGCGAATCCGAAGACCCGACGTTTGGCAACAAGATGCTGAAGAAGGCAGTCTACGGAAAACTCACCAAGCGCCACTAACCAACTGGAACAATCATGCAAGTAAAGGTACTGAAAATTCACCCCGAGGCAACCGTCCCACAATACGCCACGGCCGGCGCTTCCGGGCTCGACCTTCACGCCAGAATCCCGCACGAAATCTATTTGCAGCCAGGCGTTCGCTATTCATGCCCTACCGGCATCGGTATCGAGTTGCCGGCCGGCTTCGAGGCGCAAGTCAGGCCGCGATCTGGCATGGCGAAGAAGAACGGCGTCACGGTATTGAATGCCCCTGGCACAGTTGACGCTGATTATCGAGGTGAAATCCTGGCGATCCTTATCAATCACAGCGACACCGCTTTCAAGATCGAGCCGAACCAGCGCATTGCGCAACTGGTTATCGCGCCGGTAATGCGGGTCGAGTTGGTTGATTCTGTCTCGCTTTCTGATACCGAGCGCGGCGAAGGCGGGTTTGGAAGTACCGGCTAGCAATTTATGAAACGCTGAGTAATCAGACTCAAAACCAAAAGGAAACAGCATCATGGCATCAGTCAACAAGGCAATCATCGTCGGCAATCTCGGCAAGGATCCGGAAGTTCGCTACACCGCATCCGGAGAAGCAATCGCCAATATCACCGTCGCCACTAGCGACACCTGGAAGGACAAGGAAACCGGCGAGAAGAAGGAGGCGACGGAATGGCACCGCATTTCGTTCTTCGGCAAACTGGCGGAAATTGCCGGCGAGTATCTGAAGAAGGGATCATCGGTCTATATCGAAGGATCTATCCGCACCCGCAAATGGACAGACAAGGAAAACATCGAGCGCTACACCACCGAGATTCGCGGCGACCAAATGAAGATGCTCGGCAGTCGGCCGGCTGAATCCGACCGCAGCCCGCCGGAAGACAAGCGGGCGCCAGCCAGTGACAAGCCGAAGCCGTCTTTCGATGACCTGGGCGACGAAATTCCCTTCTGATATTACTTATGAACCTATCAACTATGCTTATGGCTACAGTCACGCCATTGTCTGATTACACACCAGAGCGCGCGCCGAAGAAGAAGCGCAAGCCTGGTGGTGCTGTCGGGCCAAACAATGAGCAACTGCACATGCTAACCATTTCAAAGTATCGGGCGATCTGGAAACAAGGCGAGGTTTGGCTATCCACGCGCGAGATTGAAAAGCGCCTTCGCGTTGGTCGCTGTACGGTCACTTGCACGCTGCAAAAGTGGGCAGACAAATACAGCATTGTCGAGCGCCGCCATGCGTTCGGATCATTCTCAAAGCGGCATGGCTATGAATGGGCCTGGAGCGATAGAAAGCAAAAATGACATTTGACAAGGCAAGTGATCTTTTTATGTATTTTCCTAATACTGGATTGTTATTTTGGAAAGAACTATCTGGTAGAAGAAAAAATCCAATAAGTAGCCTTAGCAAAGGATATTTGCATGGAGAACATAAAGGAAAGCGTTTCAAAGTTCATAAAGTTGCATGGTTACTTTTTTACGGAAATATTCCTGACGGCCAAATAGACCATATCAACGGAAATCGCTCTGACAACAGAATAAGCAATTTACGATCTGTATCTAACCTAGAAAATCATAGAAACATGAAAAAGTTTTCAACAAATAAATCTGGAGTTGTTGGCGTATCGTGGTCGAATGAAAGACAAAAATGGATTGCCACAATAACCGTTAAACGAAAAGTAATTCAACTCGGTAGATATTTGTCATTTGATAATGCTGTATCTGTAAGGAAAGCCGCAGAGAAGCAATATTGCTTTCATAACAATCATGGGATGCGTTGACAGCATGAACTGGCTATCGCAAATGATCCAGACGCCCATTGATCTGCGAAAGCAGTATCCAAGCTCATACGAGACAAGGGCGCAGCCTAATGGCTTGGCGGTGATGAAAGAGTACAACGCCGTGCGCGGGAAGATTGCGCGCGGAATGATCATTGATGCGCTCGGAGACGAACGGCTTTCATCAACTGAGTTATTGACCAAGATCAAAAAGCGGAATGGCGGCGCATTCAAAAGGATGCTTGAAATCATGGTTGATGAAGGGTCAATCGCTGGCGAGAAGATCGGGCAGCGGTGTTTCTGGTGGCGCGTGAAATGACAGCAGACGACTTCCTCGATACCGATGCACTTGCCGTGCTGACCGGATACCGCAGGCCAGGAAAGCAGGTTGAACACTTGCGCCGGGTTATGCCTCGGCGCCAACAACGGAGATTGACAGATGGACCACTTGATTGACGACAGCAACAGACTCAAGCCATGCCCGTTCTGCGGCGCAGAAGCGGAAATCATCACGCTCGAAGGAGAGACGGATGACCCGAGCATCGGTGCGCAGTGCGTGCAATGCACCAGCAGCGCATGCGGGGCGGCAAGCGGCCTGATTTACCCATTGATGGACGACGTAACAGACCTGCTGCGCGAGCGCTGGAACAAGAGGCATAACGCAAAAATCATGGGCGGCGAAGCCGTCCCGCTGGATTGACGGGTTAGGCATGGAGGTTGAGATGAGCGAGTACCTGAGCGAACCGCACGAATTTGTAGAGGACTGCGACTGCCACCAGTGCGCCATAAAGCAACGAGACATGGCGATTTGGATGCTTGCAGAGTGGTGCGCGGCCATTGATCGGAACGGCGCAGGCTGGGACGACTGGGACGAGTATTACAAGGACGCTGCATTCCGCCCAGGCCCGCTACGGCATAGGCTGGACAAGGCGATTGCAGAAGTGAATGAACAGAATGCCTAACGCTGGCGTAACTGGCCTTGCGCCGGGTTATGCCTCAGGCAGAAAGGACTGATGATGGACGACCCGAATATGCACGCCTACGACCACTACCCCGACGACAGCGACCAGGCGCTACCGCTGCCGCCCGAAGGGCACCCGTTGCTCAAGCTTGGTCAGCGCCTGACAGAACTGCTTGACGAAGACCATTGGGCAGAGTGCGAACGCCTGTTGCTCGAAGGATGGGAACACGACCGTATTGACCGAAAGACCGGTTCAGATTGGCGGAATAACAGTAGCCTTGAACTTTGGTTCCCATTCTCGGCGGAAGAATTGGCCCGATGGAAGAGATCTGCCGAGGCCAACATCGAAGAAAACGTGCGGCTGCGCGCCGATCTGGATGAACTGAGGCATAACGCACTAGCTCAGGCGGACGCCGCTGATCTGATCGAATCCCAAGCCGCGCAGATTGCGTTGCTACGGGAGGCGCTAGGCCACGCACTGAACGGCCTCCTCTACTACCACCACGCGAAGCTGGTCAAACGTGGCATTGATGTGGCAAACGAGGCATTGAGTGCCACCCCCGACCAAGCCCTTGAGCAGTTCGCCGAGCGGGTGCGGGATCAATTCGCTCTTGTCATCGAAGCACAGGATGTTGATCCATCGTTCAAACACAGGATGGCGAGTGCTATCCGCAGCTTGAAGGAGCTACCGAAATGACCACACGCGAACAGATCATCGCTGCGGCGAACATATTCAATGCTTACAAACAAGCATTCGACTGGTACGCATTCGATGAGGAAGAGCTAGAACACTTCTACGCCATCGCCTTCGAGGCGGGTCGTGTCGCCGAACGGGAAGAAACAAATAGACGACCATTACCAGATAACACTGCGCCTTATATCCGCGCAAGAGGAGATACGAAATGACAGTAGGGCAGCTAATTGAGAAATTATCTAAATTCGATCCCAATACAGAAGTAACTATTTCAGATGGGTATTACTGTAAGTTTTACAGGGGTAGCTACACCGTTGAAGAATTTGAAGGTGCTGTTGATATTGGTATTGGTGGAACAGAGGAGTGATAAATGACAACTGAAACAGAATATATCGACCTACCCACCCTGCAAGATGTAGCCAAGGCTCAGTCTGACAATTGGGAGATTCAATACAGCTTAAAAGGGCGTGAGTATTTTGCGTGGAGTGAATCTGCGTGGGATTCTAGTACATTTTTCCGTGGCCGCCCTCGCCAGCCGAAGATGAAAGAGATCAAGATGGAGTGCTTCTTGGTTGATGGTAAACTGCAGTGGCGCAGCGAATATATGTCTGTTCTTCAGAGTTGGATTCGCCAGCCCCATCTGGACTTGATTGTGAAGGTGCCAGAATGAACTTCGCTCAGATGCTCTCGATGGATGTGAAGCCGTTGCCGGCGCATCCACGCGAGAAGAACAACAAGTGGCGCGACCCCACAGTCATGCATGAGGCGCGCCATTCAAAGGCGGTCGCCAAATACTGCAACGCCATCGGCAGCGAGTGGCGCAAGACGGTTGAGATTGCAGAACGCCTCGGGATGGGGCGCATGTCGATCTTCAAACAGTTGGTGCGCTACGTCGAACTCGGCATTCTGGAGCGCCGGCCAGTCGGCGGCACCTACAATCATTACAGAGGTTGGGAATGGAGAGTGAAATGAAAGACGAAGACATCATGTTCGAACAACGCCGTCAGGCAATGATTGATTCTGAGGCGTGGAACAGTGTCCATTCAATCCCGTGGTACCAGAAGGTCGGGACGACCGTCCCCTTCAGCCGCACGGTTGATCGCGATCCTAACCCGCGTATTCCACTTTCTGTGCCGGAGAACAGTTACCCGAGGATCAGCAAGAAGGAAGCTGTCTTTTGGGTCTTTGTTGGCGCGATCCTTGTTGCTTGGTGGACGGGGGTGCTGTGATGATTGACCCAAAGATGCACGTCGAAATGTGCGATGCCGAGTTTGCTGCTGGAAAGGCAAGCCGCGATGCAGAAATCGAATCCCTGCGCCAGCAACTCGCTTCACTGACGATGCAATGTGAAAAGGTCGTCAGATGGAAGCATCTGATGTCATATAACGACAGCTATTTCGGAGAGCCAGCCGGAGATTTGAAACGGGTGGTCTATGAGATAGAACGGTCAATGCCAATAAAGGGACAATAAAATGAATGAATCGACAGCAAGAAATATCCGCGTACAGGACAGATACGACGAACTCATGCGTATTGGTAGGCACGGGCATTACGAAACAATGTTCCAAGTTGTCAGGGAAGAAACCGAGTCCCTGCGCCAGCAACTCGCCGCAGCACACAAAGGACTTGATGCCGCTATCGAAAGCAATAACGATCAAATCGGGCAGATTAAGCGCCTTGAACACGATCTAACCGCAGCACTAGCCGCGATCAAGGTAAAGGACGCATTCCTTCATATGGTAACAACTGAAATCCGTTGGTCTGGTGATCCCATGTACGAAGCTGCCTGCGAAGCACTCGCCGCCACGGAGCCGAATCCATGAACCGAAGAAATTTCCTGAAAGCAATTACTGCTTTCGTCGGCGCGGCAGCAGTCCCAGTCGCGCTTGTCGAGGCTTGCCAGATCGACGCACCGATCCCGAAGGATTGGATTGTCGGACTTCTCGACAGCAACGGTGATGTGTTCGCGCAAACAAAAGTTGCCGCGCTAGATAGGGGAATTGAGTTCGGGGCCGTAACAAGAACCGGAACGGTGACGCATATTTTCATTGAAGGCGGCGATCTGCCAGGCGTGGTTATCTCACCGATTACCATGTCGACAGCAACGGTGTGCTCTGGCGACTCGATATTTATCAGCCACATTTCACTGAAACAAGAATGAACTATCCATCCGTAAAACTAGAGGCCCACCATCTGACGCGCAACAGCTACGTCCTCGGCCTGGTCAATGGCCGCATGATGATCGGCGTATCGTTCGAACGCGGAACATGGAGGCCGGCCAGGTTGGCAAGATGGGGTGATGACACCTATTTCAAGAAGGCTTACAAATGAAGCGCGCCAAGCAGCGCAAATTCAGGCCACCGACCCCGATGTATTTCTTTCCGATTCGGTTCGCTCTCGAAAACTTGATCAGGAATAATTCAGTCGAGTACGACGGCCCGCTTATTTCAGGAGAGATCGGAACGATCGATGGCTTCAGAATTATTGAAACCGTGTTGAGATAGCGCGGCCAATATTGTAGAGTTCGTGTCACACAAACAACATAGGGGAAATCGATGAACACAAACTTCAGCCACCAGAACAAGCTCGAGGAGGCCAAGCGTTACCTTGGCCGGCACTACGTCTTCAGCGACCAGTACGACCCAGCGGCGCACCGCCACCACAACACGGCAAACAAGCGCAGCTTTGTGCTCGACAGTTGGGTGAAGAAGATCCGCGAGGAACGCGCAAAGTGAGCAAGGAATTCAACCCGCTCGCCGAGACGCTATACCGGGCGGCCACATCAAGCCACGCCAAGACGGCGGGCATCACGCTCAACCGTCGCATCTGCCACAAGTGCAAGAACCCATGCAACAGCACTGACGGAAAGATCGTCAGGGAAACAAGCAGACACAACCCTTCGAAGTTCTACTGCGTCAATTGCAAGGACAAGATATGAGCACACGCGAAAAAATAAATGAATACCTCGAGATGGTCGAGGTCTCATCCGTATTCCTTGATCCGCCAGAGACATTCGACCAGGCAATCATGGGTATCGCCGAGGGTGCCGGTGACCTGTGTACGATCGCCTACGACCGCGGCCTGATCATCGACGCGTTCATTGCCCAGGGCATGGATCGCCAAGAGGCTGAGGAGTTCTTCGAGTTCAATACGGTTCGCGCATGCGCATACCTTGAGAACCCGCCGATATTTGTTGATACGAGGTACGCCGAGTAGTCATACTATACTTGGCCGATGCTCGAAAAAATCGTCATCTGGCTAATCGGAATAGGCGCCGCAGGATGGGTTCTCGGAATCATCCTGAACCTCATTCTGCACGGCGCCATACCTTCACACTGCTGCTAGTCGACCCCAGGTGCAACGCGCCTGGCAACCTGATCCTTCATCTTCTTCACGTTGTCGATCTGGGTCTTCTTCTGGTCAGGGTCGATGTTGCTTCGCTCGATTGCGCGAATACGCTCATTGAGCTTTGACTCCATTTCCTTGACCTTGGCCAGCGGCTTGTAGCGCTTGAGCTCGTCGGCGTGTTCTGCCATGTACTCACGCGCCTCTTCGATGCGGCCCTCGCGCTTCATGTGGTTCCAGGTAGCGTGTGCCTGCTCAAGCTCATTGGCCTGATCATACATCTGGGTGATGTACCTAGACCCTCCACTTCCGACCTCTTGACCGATACCTTGGGTTGCGAACTTCAGGTAGTCCATGGTCGGACGAGTTGGCTCATTGCTGGCGGCACGGGACAGCATGTCGGCACCGCCCACGACGAACGTGCCAAGCCAGGAGAAGTAGCCGCGGACAATGTGATCAACCTGGACCGGTGACAGGGCGCCACCGATCGAAGCAGAAACAGCTCTGGCCGGCAGGCTGGTATTGGCAGTGTAACGCTCGGTAGGATCAAGCCGCTGCATCGACATGTTCTCGATCGGCCGGCCGGTGAAGCTGTCCTTGTTGGCGTAAAGATCGACGATCGGCTTGATGGCCTGCGGAACCGGGTTCATCGACAGGTTGTTCAGGAGAAGGCTCTTGAGGATCTTGCGATACCGCTCTCCGTTCATCTCGTCGTTGAGCATGAGCTCGACAGACCTCTCGGCTACGGTAGCCACGGCGCCAACTTCGAACGGCTTCGGGATACGCCAGGCGGTGTCGCCGATCTTGAACCACCAGAAGTTGTCGCGATCCCAGTCCTCGCGCTTCTTCCAGTCATCGTCATCCTCACTCGCCATCATCAGCGCGATCGAGAACAACGCGGTTGCACCGGTAACGATTGCCAGCTTTCTCGGGTCGTCCTTGGCCGCGCGCCCAAGCTTGTACATGCCCTGAAGTCGAGCGTTCATAAACGGAACGATCTGGGTTAGGAAGCGAATCGTATTGAAGCTTCCCTGCATCGAGAAGTCCATCAGGTCGCGCGCTAGAAGAGATGCCTCGGCATGGCTACGGCCTTGCGCTACGAGCTGCTTGTAGAGCGCCATGCGGTTGATCTCTTCGCCGCGGTTTCCGATCTCGTTGTAGGCAGACACCAGCGGCTCAAGTGTGCGGTCATAGAACTGCTGGAGCTTGCCCTCGCTGTTCAGGATGGTCGAGTCCTTGACGCCAGACTTGATGAGCTGTCGAACCCGTGCAGACTCGGAACCCTCAAGCATGGTTCCGAAGCGAATCAGGCCGCCGCCGGCCAGCGCAGAAACGTAATCCTGGCTGGCACGGTTGGATGCCTTAAATCCCTTGACGACGTTGGTGACTGGGTTGTATCCAAGCTCGCTGGCGCCGATCGCCTGAAGCGAGTCGCGGATCAGGTTGCGCACCTTGAATGCTGGAGAGGCAGTGACACCGACCGTCAGCCAGTGCTTGAACTTCGACAGCGTATCCATGATCGGATTGCGCATACCGGCATACTCGAGGCCGGTGATTGCCGTCATCACGAAGGGGTCGGTGACCTTGTACTCCTGCTTCTGGCCATTGTCCATGTACCAGACCGTCTTCTTGGTTCCCGGGGGAAGCAATGCACCGTTCGACTGGGCATAGGATGCCATGTCTGGCGCAACCTTCTGCGCCACGCCGGCCTGCTCGGCAGCCTGCAATGAAGCCTTGGCCGCTCGGTTCTTGGCCGATGCGTCAATCAGGTGCGACCAGTTGAGTAGCGTGTTCGACAGCAGGTCGGAGTTCAGCTTGTCGGTTCCACCCTTCAGCTTCTGGAATGCGCGCTGGCGAACCAGGCCGCTCTTGATGTTGCTGCCAATGAACTCGTTGTCTTCCTCTGACACACGGTAGAACGGGACGTAGAACTGGTTCTCCCAGTGCGGGCGAGAGGCACCATCGATCAGACCAGACTGCTCGGCCATGTCCAGCGTGTTCTTGTTGAACTCGTTGAAGATACGCAGTGCATCCTTGTAGATCAACGCACGGTTGCGCGTCGTGGCGCCGCCGGGAAGCGTGTAGTCGAACGTGGTCTGTCCGGTTGCAAGAGACTTTCCTGCGGCAATGTCTTGCGGCGAGAACAGGTTTTCCTTGCCTTGCGCAGAAAGGGCATCAGCTCGGTTCGCGGCGACCCACCACATGAAGTCCTCGAGCTCTCCATTCAGCGGGATGCCGAGACGATCAACGAAACCACCGGACGTGTCTGCATCATAGACATTGTCGCGAAGACGAAGCTTGCCATGGTGGAGCAATGCATCGAATGCACCGGACGCTCCCTTCGACAGGCGAGACAGCATGTATGCCTGCATTCCACCCGGGCCGAGATCCTTTAGGCCGCGGAACTGATCGACAATACCGGTCGCCATCTTCTTTGCGAAGTCGCTGCGCATGGCGCCAAGCTTCTCAAGGAATGACGGCTCGTCGATAGTGCGGCCGACACGCTTGAAGAAGTCGGTGTGGTCCTGGCTGTACGGGCGAGTGCTGGCGCCGATGATGCGAGAGGTGCTCTTCCGGATGTCCGGATTGGCCGGATCGAACTGGCCGTTGTTTCCGATGGCGGATTTGATTTGGGTGGTGTCGAATGCATACGCAGTCTTTATGTTTCCGTCTTTATCAACGAACATAACGCCGTCGTGACCATCCCGCGCCAATGCTTCATCTGTCTTGCTTCTTGACCACTCGCGTAACCCGTCATCTGGAAGCGAGAAGACCTTCGGATTCTTGATGGAAACATACAACGGCATGATATTCCCGCCGCTTCCTTGCTCTGTTATTCCTTCCTTCGTATAAACAGAGGCGAGTTCTGTATCTGAAGTTACCCATATACGCTTGCCCTTGAAAACAGAGAAGTCTTTCGGAGTGCCGTGATAAACCACCAACGGCTTCCCATCGGCATCCACCACCTTTGAGTCACCAAACCACTTCTTGAACTCCGGCGTATCGGTCTGGGTACGGCGTGGCGAGAACAGCGGCAGCGGCTCGGACATCTTGGGGGTGACGGAGAAGCCAGGCTGGTCGCTTCTTGCGGATACCAGCTTATCTCTGAAAGCACGAGCATCAGACTCGGTGTCAAAGTCTTGCTCTCCGCCATCCCACTCTACGTGCTGTGTGCCATCGGAGTATTCGCTCCAACGAATCTCTGAGTCATCGGTATTAACCCCCGTGTTTACGGAAACCACCTCCATCTTCCCGCCGACCTTCTTCAGTTGGTCAGAGACTACCTGCGGGACGATGCGGTCGTAGAAGGTCTTCATTCCCGACCCGCCGACTTTTAGATCGAGGCCGCGATACTCGGCGTTCGTGTCCTCATCTGTTACATCGTTTATGATCTTCTCGGCCAACTCTTTTCCGACCAAGTCGGGAAGCTCATCCTTCGTAACTTTTTTGTTGATGATGTCTTTGTCGCGACCCTTGTCAGCGCCGACAAGATACTTTCCATCCACAGACATTCCGGCGTATATAACGTCAACCTGCTTGCTCAGATCATACCGATCCGCAGACTGCTCGCCATTGATGAACGCCACCTTGTCGTAGCCATTGGCAGCAGCGTAGGCCATGATGCGCTTGATGGATAAACCGAGCCATGCTTTCGTGTCGGTGACGAAGGGGGCGGACGGGGCTCCACCAGTAAAACCATTGCGAGTTGTCGCCGACTTAATGGCCTCTTCCTTCGTTTCGGCATAGGTGCCAACCTGAGTTTTACTGTTGTCGAACACAGCCCAGCGTGTTGCGTATGGGCTGATTTTTACTTCTTCAACAGACCATCCGGCAGGCAGCTTTCCGTCAGAGACAAACCCCTTCTTCTTCCCTTCCTGGCCCCAATCGCTCTGCACTTCCTCGATGAACAGTGTCTTTGCACCGGTTGAATCAACGCGGTCGTTCATGCGGATGTGCGCAAGGATATTCGGCTCGTCCCAATGCGTAGAGCGGTAGTTGTTTCGGTCGGACTGCTTTGCGTAGCCTTCCATTGCGCCCTGTGCGCCACGCTCGGTGGCCCAGGCCAGCACCTCGCCAGAGTCGCTGCCCACATACAGCTTGCCGTCCGGCTTGCGGATGACATAGGCGCCATCGGCGTTTTCCTCAACCGCCCAGCCCGACTGCTGCCGGTTGGCCGGCAGCGTCAGCAGCAGCTCCCGGTAGTTGGACCCACCCGGCAGGACGTACTGGCCGTACTTGGTTGCCTCATTGCCACCCCAGTAGTCCGGGTGGCCCATGTAGGCGTCAGAGATTGCTTCTGCTTCAGTGCCGCCGTAGCCGAGCACGTCGCCATCAGCGTTCTTGACCTGATACGGGTAGCGGCCTTCGCCCTGGTCATCGATCTCCAACCCAGCAGGCAACGTCGGGTTGTCTTCGTTGAAGCCCTGCTTGCCCTTCATCACTTCCTGAACCTGCACACCGCTGCCAGCCAGATACCCCAGCACATCAGACTTGCTGACCTTCTGCTTGCCCATCAAATCTAAAAAGTCATTGATGCCCGTCCACAAAATCTCGTCGTCCTTGATCCCCAGCTTGGCCTTGTTGCCGGCGAGCCACAGCTTGACCTGGGCAGCCGGGCCGAACACGCGGTCCGGCGCCGATTCGATCGCCTTCTCGAGGCCGGAGAAGTACCAGCGGGATGGGGAGTAGCGGATGTCGGGATTGCTGCCATCGAACGTGCCGCGGTTGCCCGAAGCTGATTTGATTTCTGCTGAACGAAAGGCGACGTAGGTATCGCCGCCATCAGACGCTTGGCCTGGCGAGTCCTCGTAAATGATTGCGCCGTCGTAGCCGGCCGCCTTGAGCGCAGCGACAAAAGCGTTTTCACCGTTGTCGTCGTTGTCAAACAGCTCCCACTGGTTCTGTACGTTGTGGATGAACCGGGTGTTGAAGCCTGCGTTTTCAAGCGCAAGCTCATCCTGCTCAGTCAGCCCTTGCCGCAGGTCAAGCGGATTTTGCAGCGCCATGTAGATCGGCATGACGTTCTTGCCTGATCCATCACGCAGGTACTCTTGGGAAAACTCAAGGGACGGCGTTGCAAAAATACCGGCGCGTGACGTCGTGACGTCGCCGAGCAGACCGTAGTTGTTGGTCGTTTCGCGGCCAGCCTCAAACTCGGTGATGTCACCGTTGGTCGAGTGATACATCAGAAGCGGTAGACCCTCGGCGTCGACCGGACCGTTGCCGTACCAGTCCCAGAAGTTACGCAGCGCCTGCTTGGTCGGGGCGATCATCCTGCCGTCGCTGGCGACGTTGCCGCGCGTGATCTTTTCCTTGGCACCGCGCGAAGACACAACCACTTCGTCTGTCACCGTAGTGCGCTTGGTGGCGAAGTCTTTGGCAAAGAGGTCGTCTTGTCTGGCCGGGCTGAACTTGATGTCATCCCGGTAGTACATCTTCCCGTCTTCAAGATCCGCAGCCCGTGGCTCGAATTTCTTCCACTCGGCACCGGTCATCTTGCCCATGGGGAGGTCGGTGCGGCGTTCTGTTTTCGGTGCAGTTTCGACGCTGACCGCAGGAGCCACGGCATCGGTCGGCGTAACTCCGCGGGTTGCGGCGCCGCCCATCAGGATGGCAACGCCTTGACGTCCGAAGACGCCTGGCGCGTAGTATCCATCGAACCCTGCGTCGAGGATCAGCGACTCGCGGTCGTTTGCATCGCGCGTCTTCTGGCGGATACCTAGCGGATCTGCCTTGATGTCGTAGAGATTGTCGAGCTTGACGGTGTGCGCGTAGGCACCGACACCAGACTCCGGAAATACACCCTGGCCTTCATTGACGTAGGCGTACAGACGAGAATGGAGGCGCGTGTCTTTCGCTTCCTTCAGGCGCTTTCCTTCTTCGCCGGCCAGGCCGGTTCCGAAGTATCCTCCGGTCAGGTGCTTTCGTTGCTTTCTGGAGTAGTGGGTGCCGGTGACGTCGACTCGTCCCAACTGGCGATCACCTGGTCGACCCTGTCCTGCAACGCCGCCATTTGCTGCGGGTTGTCCATATCCCCGGGCGGGGCTGAACTTTGCGCTGAAGTTGTCTGGGGTTGCGCCAGTTTCTGCGGCGTCGCGCTCGAGCCGGTTGGCTGGCCCCCATCCGTATTGGTCTGCGTATCGCTTGTTGACTCGGTCAATTGCGGGCGAAAGCTGATCATCGGCCCACTTGAGTAGATCGGATCGTCCGGCTTTGCCCACCCGAGACTTGTAATCTTCGCCATTGGGAGATTCCTTCCAGTTGTTTTCGATTGCATCACCGTCAAAGGTGAATGACCTCATTGTCGCCCCATTGGCCCAAGGCTTCAACTTTCCTGCGGCGCGCTCAATGATTTTCTCGAATTGCTTGTGATCGAACTGCTGCGCCGGATTGTCATTGAAGCTGGTGAAGTTTAGGAAACGCACGCCAATCGGCGTATTTGCTGGTGCCCATTCCTGATGCCCAGCCAGCTTGCTGACGATGCCGTAGAACTCGGCGACTTCTGCTGTCGTCAGGGAGCGTCCGAAATTAACCTCGACGCCGGTCGGATACATGGCGTGATTTTCTGGTGCGCGATAGACCGGGTAGTGCCAATAGACGCCTTCCTGGTTCAGTACATAACCAAGGATTGATGCGGCCACTTCAAGATTCTTGCGCGAATCGGCGTCGACCTTGACGCTGCCCATGTTGTCGGCAACGATGCCGATCTTCTGCAGGATGGTCTGCGCGCCAGCGGCGACGTCGCCTTTCCATGCAGACGGACCAAACAGCGTGCGACGGAAGTCAATGCCGAGCTTCTTGCCGACCTGCAGCATGTCAAACTCGGCGAAGATGTCGGCCAGGTACTGCTGCTGGACATGAAGTGGCGCACCGAAGATGCCCGGCAAGATACCGGTCGTTCCGCCTGGCTTGGCTTCCCAGCTGATTTGCATGTTGGTACGGCGCTGGCGCTGCAGGAATTCGATCCGGCGCCCTGCTTCGTCGAGCATGCTCTGGCGCTTCTCGTCGGCGAACGGTGCGCGGCCGGGGTCTTCGTGCTTTGGCATCGGCATGGTGTTGAGCTTCTGCCCAAGTCCGGCGTTACGCAGGATGCCTGCATACGGCTCCTGACGGAACAGCAGTTCGAAGTCTGGCGTGGCAGAGATCAGGTCGTCCGTGATCACCCCGTCGTTCATCAGTTGCTTGGCGGTACGGGTTTCGCCAGATGCGTCGAGCGTCTCGAGCATGGTCTTGGCCCACGACCAGATGGTTTCCTGCACCTCTGCCGGCGTCCAGGCGACGCCCGTTTCTTTCGACAGGATCTTGGCCGCCATGCGTGTCTTGACGTTCATCGCCAGGTAGCCAGCGCCCTTGCCGGGATCAGATCCGTCCTTGCTCTTGCCGGTGCCGGAAAACAGGTTCTGATCGACCAGCGCGTAGTTTGCCACCCAGGCGTCGTTGGTCACTTCTTCCCAGTTGCCGACCAGGTTCAGCATGAAACTATTGACCTTTGGACCGGACAGCGTCAGGTCATCCAGGTTCTTGATGGTCAGCGCATCCATCGAGTTATTGACCCAGGCTCCCATCACGCTGGATTCAGCGCCAGACCCTTCGACGCTCTGACCGAGCAGGCGCATGATTGAAGGCTTGTCGGTCGGGCGGCCGGCGGCATCCCAGTTGGCCCACATGCGCAGCGCGTTGCGCGTATTGACCTCGACGGAAACCTGCGGCGACAGCGCCGCCAGCAGCCCGGCAAAACGGCGGGCCTCGGCGCCAAACAGATGCGACAGTGCGTTGGCGCTGTTTTTGTACCAGCCGCGCTTGGCCTTTCCGGCATAGGCGACAGCGGCCATTTCGTTTTCTGACGGCATGACATTGAACAGCTCAACGATGCGGTCTTGGTTACGCTTGCCGACCTTCGATTTCTCGCGATCGGTCATCAGCTTCTTGAGCTTTTCAATGTTGGTCTGTTTTCCGGAGAACTTAACCACGCCATCGCCCGCCGGCTCAACCGTGCGGCCGTCCTTCACCGCCTTGGCGTAGTCGGCAAATCCTTGAGCCATGGCCTCGCGTATCTTCTCGAGGTTGTCTGCCATACGCCGATCGACGGCGAACATCGTACCGCCACGGATGGTGCGCAGAAGACTGTTGATGACCTTGACCACGGCCATGCGCAACTGGTTGATGATCTTCTTGGCCAGCGTAGTTCCGTGCTGCTCCTCTAGCTTGGCGAACATCGAGCTCCAGAACTCAGCCTCGCCCCAGCGGTTTCCACCAAGGTCAGCCATCCACTCTTCGACCAATGCATCGCGCTGTTCAGCGGACATCTCGGCCGGCATCGTCTTGCCGTTGTTGTAGTCGGCGTAGAAAGCCTTCAGCTCCGCATCGGTGAGGAGCTCACTGACCGCATCAAGCATCTGCTGATAGACCTTCGGCGCCTGACGACGCAGGGCGTGCATCATTTCGTGGCCGAGCACGCGCAACTGGGAAACGCTCGAGTCAGACTTGATGTAGATCGTGTTTCCGTTTATGTAGAAACCATCGGCGTCGGCATCAGTCTTGAAGATGACGATCTTCTTGCCGAACAGTTTTGCCAGCATGCGCAGGCTCTTGGCGCCCTGTTTGGTAAGCGTTCCTGGAGCGTCCGTATCCTTTGCGTCCGGAAGCGCTTCGTCTTTGACTTCTTCGAAGTCGGTGGCGCCAATCGTGCGCGCTACTGCGGCATTGTCAGGAGCCTGTTCGGGCATGCCAGTGGTTCGCCCAGAGCGACGATCGTTCGCTTCCTGTGCCACGGCATAGGGATCGCGGCCGGCGGCCTTCTGGCGCGACGGCGATAGCTTGCCGGTGCTCTTCTCGATCTCGGCCTGGGCTTCATCAGCAGTCCGTCCAGACTGACTGATCGGAGAAGTGGTGTCGCCCTCTTTTGCCCAACGAGCAAACGTGGCGGCCGGCATTCCGATAACTGCCTTGCGGCGCTTCGGGCCAGACTTGTCGCCGAAGTGATCGTCGTATGCCCGGGCGGCGTCGGCCTGAGATGAATAGCCGATCATCCCCTTGTGCTCGTCGAAGCGTCCAGTCTTCGGGTTGAACTGGTCAATGACATAGACCGTTCCACTGTGATCTGCTGGCGTACCTTCCTTGACGAAGACGTCGACCTGGTCGCCATCGGCGCCAACGGTACGCTTGATGTACCCGTAATGCGCACGCATCGTGGTGGTCCAGGACTTCTTTCCTTCCTTTCCGGATCGCGTCGACCCGATCGGATTCTCGACGGAAATGTCGAGCGGACCAACCTTGATGTGGCCCTTCTTGTAGTTTCCGGCGGCGATCTGTGCTTCGCTCGGAGATGTATTGGCAGCAGCTGCCTCTTCATCAACAAGCGCCGTTCCGCGGGCTTCCGCGGCGATACGTGCAGCGGCGATACGTTCAGCGTTTCTTGCTTGAACTCCAGGCATGCTTGATACCGGCTGCGCAGATTGCGGCGCCAGTTCGCCCTGTGCCGATTCAAGAGCTAGTGCAGACTCGGTGGCGTCGGAAGTTCCCATAGCCATAGACGTTCCGCGGCCAGGAACAGATGATGCGGCAGTGTTACTGCTTCCACCTCCGATTCCTGAGACAGTAGATGCATTTCCTCCGCCTCCGCCTGCGACAGAACCTCGTCCTTGACTGCCTGCTTCATCCAGTTGGGGAGCATTGCCGTCCTCCTGTTCGAGTTGTTGCCGGCGCATGGCAGCCTGGTCCTGCGCCTCGAGAGTGAGGCGGTCCTTTGGAACCATGGCAAAGCGACCACTGACGCGCGGGTGCGGAACTACCGTCAGTCGGTCAGCATCTTCGCGTTGATCGATCGCGCTCTGGGCTGCGTCTCTGCTGGCGAACGGGACAAGCGTTGTTCCGTTGTCCAGCATTTGACCGGTGATTCCGGTATCGACTACTGCGGCCGACAGTGCGCCGTCGTTGCGGTTGATCTCGGTTGTTCCGCCGCTTTGGTTAGGGACAATGATCGCGTCAGGCTTTCCGTTGTAGCCAATCTGCGGAACGTCTGAAGGAAGCGCATCATAGGCGGCCGTCGCTCCTGCCAGTTCAGTGTTGGATGCAGTGAGGTCAGCAGCAGCCTCTTCCTGAGTCATGGGCTGGGTTTGCTGTGGCGGCTTTGCCATGTACGAGCGCACGCCGGCAGGGGCGCCAGCGATGCCGAACAGCATGGTCTGCGCAGCCGTGTTGATGTACTCGTCGCGAGCCTCTGGGCTCATCAGTTCCAACTTGGCAGCATCACGCTCAAGCACGGTCTGGACAAGCTCAACCGGTATTTCCTTGCCGGCCACGATCGCCATGTTTCCGGCAACAGTCTTGACCAGCGGGTAGGCGCCTTCGCCAGCGGCTCGATACGCACCTTTGCCAAGCATGCCGCCGAGCAGGATCTTGTCGCCAAGGAATTCTGCAGCAGCATGGCCGGCAGCGCGCGGAAGAACCTGGCCGAGCTCGACCTGGTTCGGATCGTACTTTGCTTCCTGAAATGCTCGCGACCCAGTTTCGCCGACGCCATGGAATCCAGCCATGCCGGCAATTGCTGCGTTCTGCCCGACTTCCTTGCCAATCTCTTTTGCAACAAACTTCTTGGCAGCACCTTCACCTTGGTCGACGGCGATCTTCTTCGCCTCATCCAACAAGGCATCCTTGATGATTTTCTTTCCGACAAAACCGGTAGCACCACCAACGCCAGCGGTGATCGGATTGCCGAGCGCGCCACCTAGTAGCGTTCCGGCGCCGGCCGCAACCAGAGACTCAGCAAGATTTCCCGTGACTTGGCCAAGGCCATGCTGCGCCCAGTCGATCGCGCCGCCGACATCCTTGACGTTCGTGAATTCGTCAGTCGGCTTACCTCCGATCTCTTCAACCTTGCGGTTGGCGTCCTGCATCGTCTCGATACCAGACTGAACCATGCCTTCGCTATCGATCGCTTTACCGACAAGCGCCTTGCCGGCGCCGTACATTTCCTGCATCTGCGGGACATACTTCTTCAGGCCGCGCAGGTAGTCGCCTTGCTCTGCCTTTGCCGGCGCAGCACCATCAATTACATTGTCTGGATCAAAACCGTCGAGCTTGATGCTGCTGGGATCGAACGCCATTATTTGACTTCCTTCCAGGTTCCGTCCTTCTGATAGATCGCCTTATTCCCATTGGCGTCCGTGTAGGTCTGACCTGCCGTAAACTGCTTTGGCTTTTGAGTAGCACCAGACTGCACCATCTGTCCGGTCTGGGTGTCGAACAATCCACCAGGCACCTCGTCGATAACCTGCCCCATCTCGTTGTAGACCTTGCGGTTCGGAAGGTTGTGATAGCGATCCTTGTCGGAGTTCTTCCCACTCAGTGCGTTAATCATGGCGACCGCTTTCGGATCTCCAGCGAACGCCTTTCCGCGAAGACCGGCCATCTCTTCCATGCCGGCCACCTCGATCTGCTTCTTGCGGGTATCGAGCGGATCAACAGACTGCTTACGAACAGTTTGCGGCTGTTGCATCTGCTGGTCACCGCGCAACCTTGCACCGGCAACCGCGGTGTTTGCTGCGAGAAGATTGTTAATCATCGAGGCATCTGCTGCTGGACCGCTGCGGCCGCCCTTGCCAAGCTCATCTTCGACCATCCATCGGCGCGACTTCTCCGCATTGTCAAGATCAGTCTGGGTCAGTCCGCCACCAACATCGCCGACAACACCGACTCCACCGCGAACAGTATCGGCACGTTCCTTGAACTGCTTATTGAAATCATCGACTCCGCCGTATCCGAGCGCCTTGGCCATGGCTTCGTTCTGCTTGGCTTGGTTGTACCCGCCTTCGCCGACGCGCACGCCACCGCTCTTCATTCCGGCCAGGCCGCCGCTGTCTGAGAATGCCTTGGCAGATTCGGCAGTGATGACACCGTTGGCGTCCCTGCCACGTTGAACAGGTTGAGTCTGTGCAGGAGATTGAGCCGGAGCCCCAAGGCTTGGCTTCATTGCCTGTGTGGCGGCTGGAGATGTAACGCTTTGCTGCCCCTGCTGCGCACTAGGATTCGCTTGATCTACGTTGCCAAGCACACCAGAAACAACTGGCGACAGCATCTGCTTTGCGCCGCGATAAGCTCCGCCGACAACATCGTCAACTAGCCCTGCACCAGTGGCGAGCATGCCGCGCGTGGCAAGGCCGAATGCGTTTCCGTAATTTCCCTTTGACATCGCATCGCCAACATCTTTTCCAGCCTCGTTATAGACGGAGGTGGTGTTAGGAAGTACGGCGCCGGGAATCTTTTTCAGTGCCTCATAAGTCGGGTCGTAAATACTTGCCCCGTCAGCAGCGGCCATCATCCCGTCCTTCATGGAAGGGCCGACCGGCTTTCCGGTCATCTGTTCGAACATGGCGTCGACGGTTTCAAACCCAAGCATCTGCGCGATGCGCTCGAGCAACTGGTCCTGCTCGACGGAAATGATCCGCTCGCCGTTCGCGACCAGGATGTCTTCACCGGTCGGCGAGATCTTTGCGGGGATGGAGTCTGACGTCGCAGTTCCTGGGCCGCTGATCTTTCCGGAAGCATCAACCTTGCCACCTTTCGCATGCGCCTTGACCTTGCCGCCGCAGGCATAACCAGCCGCTTTGTCGATCTGCTTGTTGCGATTGCCAATCAGGTTCATGGCACCCTCAAGCATTCCGCCAGGCTTCTTTGCCGCAGGTTGTGGCGCCGGCTGAACGGGAGGCGGAGCCACCGGTTCTACAGGTGCGGAGCTCGGCGTCTTGCCATACTTTTCTTCCATGTCGGCAAGAAGTTGTTGGGATCTTGAAAGCGAATTATCAGCCATGATGAAACTCCAGTTTGCGCTTCTCGGAGAGTACGGCAACCCCTCCTAACTCATAGGTATATAAAAGGAAAACCCGCCGAAGCGGGCTTCTTTTACAGGTCTTGTGCCTGGGTTGTGACAGAAGTTCCGCCGGCCTGCATCGTGACCCCAACGTGGAGGTTGTTGAACAACGAAGTTGCCATCTGCGCGATGGACTGCGCTTCAGCCAAGAGAGCTTTCAGCTTGTACTCGATGATACCCATGTCGGCGCCCTGGTTCAGCTTGTCGCCTTCAAGCGCGACCGAGTTGTTGTACTGGGCGACCTTGCTGATCATTTCCTTGGCGTTGGTATCTGCCGTGTAGAACTGGCTGGCAGAGGAGATCAGCTTGGTCTGGATGTCGTAGCCGTAATTGACCATGCGGGAAACCATATCTGGACCTGCGGCCAAAGCCTTCACATACTCCGTGGCGTCCTTCATTGCCATTTCACGCATACCGAGAAGTTTCTCAACGCTCCACTTCTGCAACTCGACCGACATGATTGCGATCTTGCGGCTGGAGTCGGCGAGCTCATCCTGTGCCTTCTGTTCAATCTGCATTACAGCAGAAGTTGCCGCTGCGGTCGGGATCGGGAAGCGGCGCGCGGCGAATTGCGCGACGACCGTATCTTGTGCTCGGAGTTTGTCAGCCGAGATACGGGCATGGTCTTCGCCCCAAATCTGTTGTTGCACCGCCAACGGAAGGCCAGAGTCAGGGTTCGCCATTGCATCGCGCAACCAATCAGCCGCAAGAGCGTAATCGGTCGCGTCATCAGGAAAGTAGGTAGTCATAAACGAAACGCGTTTTGCCACTAGGTAATCGACGAGCTTGATGTACTCTTGCGTGAAAATATCAAACACGTTGGTCACTGAGATAGAAGACGGAATATCGACAGTCGGTGCGGTGACCGTAGGAATCGCCACAGAGCCGGTAGTAACGTGCGGGGTGTTGATTACGTTCAGGAATGTATTGAACGCATCAGTGATCTTCGACGTGAATTCGGCCTTGCTGGTAAGACCCTCTTTCCACGTCGCATTGATGATGTCTTCCAACACCTCCATCGAGGCATTCGGAATCTGGTACAAATTGACGCCAACATCTGGCGTCCCGATCAAGTGTGGTGTCAGGTCGACAATATCATCTATGGCCATGATTAAATCCTCCGACCGGATACAACCGGCACAAAGCTGACTGACGCCAGCGTGAAATCTGAACCTTCAGTATTGTATAACGAAAGGTCGTACCAGTTGGCGCGCAAGCCCTTACCAGGGTCAATCCGCTGAATCTGTAGGCTCGTGCTGATTGACCGCGTTTCGTACCGATAATCTTCGTCGTCAGGTGTCGATACCCGCAGTTCAATCGGGGTATCGGATGAACAGCCAACATAGCAGGCTGGTAAGCGCTTTAGATTCTCGCCACCGAAATCGTTCTTGCCGAGAGAGATATGGGCGCCAACGGTTCCGGTAGCTGCAAGATCGTAGAAACCTGCCGCGCCGGTGGCGTAGTTTCCTGACGTCGAAGTGAAGTCGTAGCCCGTATATTGCGTTGCCGCCATGCGTTCGATATTCAGACACCACCCGCAAGACACGGCGCGATAGTACCCGTTTGACGAAAACACGCCAGATACTCCGGATGCCGGAACTGTAAGGTCAACGTTGTCGGCCATCGGCGCAGTGGCCTGCCCTGAAGTATCTGCGAGGACAAAGCCTTTCTCGCTGAACCATCCGACAACAGGTTTATGCGGCATACTGAATGCCGTCCCGGCCACGCCGCCATAAGGCAGCACGTCGACTACACGTTGCGCGTCTAGAACATCCGTTCCTTCAAACCAGTAGGTTTTGTCAGCGGTGACATAGACGCCGTTCTGCCCGGAAATTGCGTTGGTTACGTCAGACGGGAACGACAACATCGGATCGGTTGGAATGTAATACCCTGGCCTTGCTGCAACCCCGATGTTGATTGCGCTGCCTGAATAAGTGCAGAGCCGTCCGTTGTGCATGAACGGAACGCCAGCAGGGATAGGTTCTTCGTATCGCTGGAACGCTTCACGCCCCTGCGCAATCGCAGTCGCAAGCGTTACGTCGTAGCTGGCAGTTCCGGTCGCTACAGTGCCGACCAGCATCGGGATAGCCCCATTCACGGACGACACATAGACATTGACGTGCGTAGCGCCAGAAGTCGCGGAAGGAAGCGTGATGCGCAGCCCTCCAACGGCGGCAAGTTCGTAGTTGCTCGAAGGACTGACTCCACCCTCTTCGCCAGTCACGTTGTTGTAGTACGCGACAGCAACCTGATACCAGCCCTTGTAGAGCGCGCCCGAGACCGTTGCAACGGTCGGGCTTGTCGGCGTCGGCAGCGCCCACGGGAACCAGATACCCGATTCAATGCGTCCAGAGTCCGTTCCATTCGAGTAGTAAAGCGAACCGGCGTACTCGACGTAGCTCACCTTGCCGTTGTTGCTCAATACCTTTAATAGAGTCTGTGTGTAAGTCGGCAGGGTGATCGTGTACATCGTCCCTCCAATCACCGCATATCGCGTTCCATCTGTGGTCGTGTAGAGCGAATGCGGCGCGGATGCGGCCTGCAGAAGTGCAGCAGCTTGACGGCGGCGAACGCGACCGGCGTTGTCAATATCGACGTTCTCTGCTTCGCGCAGCCAGTAGCCAGCATCGGTCGCCAAAGAGAAATCAGGTAGCCGGTTATTGATCCCGAGGAACGGGCCTATCGGTAATGTTTTCATTTCATGCCCACCCTACGAATCTGTCTTGCGAACGTACTGAATTAGGAGATTTTATACCTTCTGATCCGATGTACCTACCTCCGTAACTGGTGAAGAAAAACATTCCGGGGTCGTAGTATGGGTAGGTTTTATCAACGTAAAACAGCATCGACGGACTTATCGGGTCATCACACGCAACGCCGTGAACTTCTGTATTGAATGCCTTTGACTCTATTACAAATGGAACACTTGGCGGGGTAGTAGTTGTTTCGGTGCTCGCTACCCATGCTTCAGGATACCAAGTCATTGTGCTTGTATAAACCGTTACGTCCATTGCGCCAGTTCCGCTTATGCCGACTACGTGTTGGTACGCACCAAAGTGAGTTCCAGAAACAGTAGTTGTTTTTGAATACGCATCAAACTGTTGGTGAGTATAAGTAGTTATGTACGCTGACTCTGCGTCAAGCCCAGGAATAACAAGCGTCCACGCGCGTTCGTCATACTTCGTTGCTGTTTCTGCAACCATCGTCCGAACGCATTGGTAAACATAATTTGTCAGGTAGTTAAAATAGTTGCCGTTTTGGTCTGGACAGCTAGAGTACGTTCCGCATGGGGTGTTCAAAAAAGTCGTCGCAGACTCTGTCGTATATTCACACGCCGGTCCGGTTCCGAACTGACTAATAAACCAGTCTTGTGTCGATCCGTAGTAAGTTGGGTTGGCATATGTATTTACGAGGTCGTAGGAATCTACGTATTTTCTTTCTCCAGAAAAACTGAACCCGTCAAACTCAACGGTCATTTGTGTGGTGTTTCGCTTGTACTCAGTGTGAACCTCCCACTGGTCCATTCCTTCGTAATGCCCATCTTCCCACGCTGAAATATCATTATCTGGGTCTGCCCAACTTGGCAAAACCAATCCTGAGTAATCCAGCGTCCAAGGCCGTGAACCTTCTGCATAAGTAGCAACAGTTCGGCTTAAAACAACAGGTTCCCATATGTCGTCTATGTAGTACCCGTAGACATGCACGCCGCTGAAGTTGAACGCTGGCGCTACGCCGGGGGCCATAGCGATTGAAACACACTCAAGCCTGGTCGCAATGTCGGCTTCTGGAGCAAAGATATTGAACGCCCCCCACCCGTCAGTCCAGTACCCGTAGTTCGTGGCGGCCGTTGTCGCTGAGAATACGCCGTCAGAGAACGAAAAATTAAGGTGGCACTCCCATGCGCGCCACTTCAGCGAACCATAACCACCAACCTGTTCGTGAAGAACGATAGATGCCTTGCTTCCGGTTGAGTTGAACTTCCACCCATAGGCCAGCGGGCCACCTGTAGGCATTCCTGATATTGGATACGTTTTTCCATCAGTCAGCGCAATGAAGCTGTGCGCGAATATGTACGCCTCCAGCTTCGTCCTGTCAGTAATAGCGGAAGAATTGTACGTCTTGAGTAATTCTTTTCCCGCCTCGTCCTGTTTAATTGGATACGCCGTGAATTGCGTTGTCGTCACGGACAGCAACCAGAACGATGTGTCGCCATTTATATCGACTGCGGTAAATATTCCGGGCGAGTTGTGCGCCCATAGGCCAAGCGTAAGTTCTATTTCTGTACGAACATACGTTAGAACAAAACTCGATCCTGCTACCTTGAGTGTGAGAGGACTGCTCTTGTCCTCCTTCGCGCCGTAAAGCGCCTGCATGAAAGATCGCATCTTCCCTGAATACAGCGACGCAGGGAACATCGACATCATTATCTTCTTTGCTATCGTTGCGTTCGCGTAGGCTTCTCTACTGGCATCGTCCGCCGGTACGGTCGTTTTTTTTTGTTAACC